CCCACATCTCCTGTATCAGCTTCTATAACTATTCTTGGGGTATAAGTATCACTATTAGCATCACCATCAGCAGCCCCGCTTGATATTTCAAAACCTTTGTTTGTTGAATCTTGTGCTGCTATTTTCCAATTGTAATGTGATGAACCTGTTTGAAAATATAATCTAGGGTCAGCATCATCAAGCAATATGTTTCCTGAGACATGTAGTTTTTCTTCAATTGAAGAAGTGCCAATTCCAACATTATTGCTATCATCAACAACAATACCAACTCCTGTTCCACCACCACCTGCTATACCAATATAATCACTTGCACCTGCTCTTAATTGAACTCCTGCATTACCTGTTGATGGACTATCTGCCAATATGATGTCTAAATCTCTATTTCCTGATGTAAAAGAAGCATTACCTGTAACATTTATACCACTAGCTGTTGCAGTAAGAACATCAACGGAATTTGTTGCATCAATAAACCTTAAATTACCATTACCATTTTTGATCTGCCAATCAGGGTTGTTATCAGTATCAGTTAAATATAATGTTGGTCCTGCATTTGATATGGTTACATCACCTGTAAGACTTACATTTCCTGTAACATCTATACCATTACTTGATGTGGCTAGTTTTGCACTATCATTATGATATAAAGTGACTGGACCATCAGGTTCAAAGGTTGCTAATTCTTCACCACCAACTTTATAAAACCCTGATGTTGCTACACCCGCAGTAAATATTTTTATGCCACCTGTTCCTGTTTCGGAAATTATGCTGTTTGAGCCATCGTGATATATCTCTAAATCATTACCTGTACCAAAATAAGCTTTAATGTTGTCTGGGAATGTAAGTCCGTTAGCATCTAGATATGCTTCAATTTCATCGGTAATAGCTACGCCTGTTTGAGAAAACAGACCAAGTATTCCAGCAGTTAGCCTTAATTCTACATCATCGCCTGCGGAAAAAGATCTTGCTGAAGTGCTTTCTTGTGCTCTAACAACGGTAAGAGTATTACTGCTAATAGCAGTAACTTTAACAATTTCATTGTTAACACCATCATCAAAAGTTACAAAACAAACCTCTCCTGCTCCTAAGGATGGAAAGACACTGCCATCTACTACAGATATTGAAGTTGCAGAGTCATTTATCCCAGAACTAAAGGTTGTTTTTGCATTGTTCTTAAAAACAACTGCCACAGAATACTCCTAAGTTCTTATTAAGAAACTGTTACAGTCCAAGTTATTGTCATAGAGTCAGCTGCACCTTTATTTACTACTGAAAAAACTGTTCTACATAACATAGTTCCACTTGAAGAAGCATTGAATAATCCAGCTTCTGTAAGAGCACCAGTTCCAGTTCCAGCAGCAAAGGTAGCAACATAAGCAACCTCATTACTGGTAACTGTAGTAGAAGTAAGACTTACTCTAGATCCAACTTGTGAACCTAAAGCAGTGTCCCCTGCGGCAGCAGCAGTAGATCCTGTACCAACAGCCATATGAGTCATGGCAGTGGCGGAAGCATCTTTCATTCTGCTAGCTACGAAATTTTTTCCAGCGGTTACAACTAGGTTATCAATTTCTTTAATGGTTTCCCCATTTAAAGCAATTTGTAACTTACCTTTTAATTTTAGTCCGTCTTTTAACATTTTTTCTCCTAATTTAATACACCGGTATTTAAAGCAGAAGTATTTAGACCCCCAGTAATACCATAAGTTACCTGAAAAGATATCGATTCAGTTACTGATAAGGAGTCCGCATCTACTTTGCTTAAAGATATCACATCTGTCTCTGATAATGAAACAGATTCTGTCTTTCCAACTCCCAGTTGAAAAGAGTTAAGCTCATCAGAAAAAGATATAGATTCTGCCTTATTTAAACCTGGAGACTTAACAGGAGAATCAGATAAACTAAAGGCATCAGTTCTAGGTGTTGAAAATAAATATGCTTTCTGTTCAGATATAGAAAAACTTTCACTAATTGGTTTACTAGATTCAAAATTTAATTCATCTGAAAATGAATAAGAATCAGAAAGGACTTTAGAAAAATTATAAATATGTTCTTCAGACAGCGTTGTTATATTGTCTTTATTTAAAATAGAATCAGTTTGTAATGGGTCTGCTAAAGAAGCTCTATCATCAAGAGTAAAAGAGTCTGTAAAATCTCTATTAAATGAAACTACCCTAGAAAGAGATTCAGACATACTTAATGTTTCAGTTTTTCCTAAATTTGGGTGTATAACAGATGTATCTGCAAAACTAAATGTATCTGCTTCACTTATAGATGTTGCTAATGAAGTAATATCACTAACAGATATGTTTTCTTCTGCAACATTACTTAACCCAAAACTATGAGACTCAGACATTGTTACCTGATCTTGTTTTACTAAATCAGATGATATTACTGAACTTTCTGATAAATTAACTGTTTCTGGAAATCCTTTAGAAACAGAAAATAAAGTTAAATCTGAAAATGAAAATTGGTCAGATAAAACATTATTAAATGAAAATACAACTTGTTCCTGGACTGTTATCGTTTCTGCATTAGGATTGCCTGGCAAGAAATATAAGTTTTTACTATCTGAATCAACAAAAATTTTAAGATTTAAATTTGTATAATTTGTTGATAAGTGTGGTTTTATGTAACTTAATAAAATCCCTTTTAAAGGAGCAATTACTTGATTGCTAACAGAAGCAGAATACTTGGTATAACCTGTGGATAAACTAGGTGATGAAGATTGAGCAGACTCTATTAATGCTGAAGCTTCTTGAGTTTGAGTTGAAGCCTGTAGGTTTACATATTCTACAGTTAACTTTATAGCCATTAGTCAAAATCATCTCTCACATTAAATTTAATTAAATCATTAACAGTTTGAATATTACCGTCTGATTTGGTAATTTCTATTTCACCCTCATAAAATCCTGATGTAGAAAATGTTGAATTTGTAAATACAGCTGCACATTTCCCTTCGGCTGGGGTTGTTAATGAGGCTGTAAGAGTTGCCAATATTGCAGTAGTTCCTATTTTTCTTATTCTTATTTTAACTGTAGAACCAGATAAATTTATTGGTGCAAATGTTGTAGAGTCTTCAGGGTCTAATGTTTTCCCCGCAGCCGCTGTATTGCTATCAGTTAAAGTAAAATTTAATTCAGGATGTGTATCTCCTGTTACTACTTTTATTGTTGTTGAATATGCCATTTATACAAACTCCTGGTATGTAACTGTTAGAGGAGCACCAACTAAACCATATTTAGTTTTTCTGACTGCTCTTGCCTCTCCTTTATCATACATAATTTTATTTAAATCTGCTGCCTGTAAATCACTCCAAGGGCTATCTTTCATCATCTGAAGCCTATAAAGAGCACCATGAACTATAGTTTCTTGATATTCATTAATGATGATATTTGGAATTGTTGTAGCAGTTGATGTTGGTTTCAAGCTATATAATGCATATAAAGAATAATTTTTGTCTGGGGTGGGAGCAAGTAAAATTGTTTCTTGATCCTTTTGAGAATAATATTTTGGCTGTCCTTTCCCGTATGAATCAAATAAAGATGGGTTTCCAATTAAAGATTTTGGTTCTAATCTTGAAAAACTTTTTTCTGATATTTGAGCATCGGATTCTCCGTTCTCGTAAAAAAATTCTAATATATGATTTAATTCTGCTCCTGAAGGAATGTCCAGGTCATTAGACTCATATTCATTTATTCCAGTTACTGACTGGAAAAGTGTAAGGTCTGCTAAATAAATATCTGTATTAACACAAAAATCGATAATAGTATTTCTTAGTTCCTCAATAACAATAAAAGATGGGCAATTAGGAGCCTCTCTTTTTACTTTAGGTACTAATGATTCTATTTTTTTTGATGCTGCCATTATTCATTACTGTGCTGGAGTTGATGGCGAAGGCATTGAAGCAGCATCAACTTGAGCCTTTATTCCTAGTGAACTTTGAAATGCTTGAAGATAAACTCCAGCTCTATTCATATCTCCAGCATATTCGGTGTCTTTTTGATAAGCCCTATAAAGCATATAATCTAAAATAGCATTAGCATAGACATCATCCAAAGATATTACAGTTGTGTCGCTAGAAAAATTACCAATAGTAATGTCACTAGGGGCTGAACTATAAACAATACTTATAGTATGTCCTCCACCTGAAGGATGAGGATATACATAAAATATTTTTGGATCTACTGGATCATACACATAATGCTCAACACTTGTTCCTGTAGTTCCATGCCAGTCTTCTATTTGATCGTCAAGAACTCTTCTTTCTATATTTGTTATAGGTTTTGTTGCTGGTGAAGCATTTGCGTAGATTGATAATAATCTTAATGCTGCTGTTGGTAGTGTTTGTTTAGCTGCCTGAGCTAAAGTAAAGGATGCATTTACTGGATTAGCATCTGGTCTAAATAATACAATTTCTCTTTGTGCATCATTAAGATAGTTTAATAAAGTTTGCTGGGTCCAACGAACATTGGTCGTATCTTGAAGAATTTCCTCAGCTCTGTCTATTAAATCTATTACTTTAACTGTTGCCACTTTATTTACCTAAAAGTTTTTTTTGCTCATCAGTTAATGATTTTTCATCATATATAAAGTTCCAATACTCTGCTCTATGTATAGGGTTATATGAAACTATTTTTCCATGTTCGCCAACTGAATAAAGCGGTGTTTTTGATTTTGCTTTTTCAACAGGCTTATCTACAGGGTCTGATTTCTCTAGTGAAGAAAGTTGTGATTCTAAATCTACCAATTTGTCTTTAGGATTTAAAGAAACATTAAACTTTTCTTTTGCTACTTTTACTAATTCGTCTTTCGTCATTATTACTCCTTCGGGGTATTTATTAAAGATATCATAAATAATGAAAAGAGGGGAGCCGAAGCTCCCCAACTAATTATTAAGAATTTAACTTAATTTCGCCAAATGCTGTTGGTACAACAACTTTATAGCCATAAACAGTTAAACCTCTCACACCATCACCGAATGAAGACTCAAGTCTTACAGTTTCAGTGTTAGTCATTTGAGAAGCATATGCTACAGCTTTAGGGTGACCAAAGAATCCAGTAGTTACAGATCCACTAACAGGTAAATTGTTAGATACATAGACAGTAAATCTATCTATCATGCCAATCATTCCATTTCTTAATGGTGAAACACTATCACCTGTTAAGTATGCCTGCTTAAGGTCTGAGTTTTTAATTACTGCCGCAGTTGCTGGGTCAATAATCATAAACCTATCAGATTCTGGGATATTATTTTGGTCTAATGTTTTACCAGCAGTCAAAATATGCCCTAAGATGTTACCAGCATTAGTTCCAGCTTCACTAGCATTAACATCTGTTAAAGATGATCCTGAACCAATGTTGCCAAATACATCCTGCTCAACAGCAATTTTCATGTTTTGAGCTGCATCTTCTGCTGCTGCGTTCATGAAATCAATATCAGCCTGATTTCTTAAAATATCATCAACTTTAAAAGCGTAGCTTTTAGCCTTGTTGATATCAAGCTCTACTGTGCCTGAAGTTACATCTGCATAAGTCAGTGAACCAGTGTAGTCTGCTACAGATACTGCTGGTACTGTTCTAATGTTTACTTTATTACCTAACCCTGAAATTTCTCCTTCGTACTCGTTAGTTGTTACATCCGACAAAACGGTCTGAGCGTAAAACTTAGCTTGTAGCTTTTTGGAAAATACTTCAGGTATAAAATGCTGTTCTCCAGCTGCGAAAGAAAAACTTCCACTACTTGATGAATATGCCATTTTTTTCTCCTATATATTTTAAAAATTAATCTATATAGTAAGACTACCTGTCCTTCACCCTTCCTTCAGAATAAGCACGATCAATATCTTTTTCGTGTTTACTAAACTGTTTATCAGTTAGTTTTCCAATTTCCGTGGCAGTCCAAATCTTCTTACTACCTGTTACATTTTGCTTCCTAGCTTTAGAGAGTGAAGGTTCAACATTTTGTTTAGCCTTTTCTACTAAATCTTTTTTAGAAGCACTGTTGGAAACTAGACCCAAATCTTCTTTATATTTTGATAAGAGGGATACAACATCCTCGGCATCTCCATCCTTAGCTGCGTTTTGCCACATCCTTGATTGTCTGCTTAACCAGAGTGAAAAATCTTCACTTGCTGATAAAGACTTCCAATCCGGGTGTGTACTTGCAATAGCATCGAAATGCTTTTTGTCTGCTTCTTCTTTTTGAGATTTCAAGACCTCATCTGTAGCCTGATTCACCTTTTGATCAACAGCGGCAATGCGAGCATCAACATAAGATTGTAAAGGTTTCACCAAATCTGGGTATTCCTTAATTATCTCAGAAAGGTCAACATTCACTTGTTCTTTCTGTTTTTCAACTTGAGCATCAGACTTCATCGCTTCCATTGCTGTGAATTTATTATTCATTTCAGCTATTTTAGCTTCGAGTTCTTTCTCTCTCTGGGTAGATTTGGTCATTTTCGCCTGGGCGTTTTTATACCTTTCTTCCCACTGTTCAGCAGACAACAAACCCTTATCAGATTTAATGTCCTCTTCCTGAATCTCTTCTTGCTGATCAGATGAGTCTTCAGTATCCTGAGATTCATCGGGTGAATTATCCACATCTTCTTGAGACTCTTCAGGGGTGTCCTCTGTTTCTTCTTCTTGGGTTGCGAGCCCTTTAGCTTCAACTTCGGATTCCTGTTGAGAATCTTGAACTTGTTTCAACATCTCATCAGCTTCTTTTTCAAGCTTTTCAGCGATCATCTCGCCTTTAGTTTTTTCTCTATCCATTTTTTCGGTCCTTAATCGGGGTATCGATAAAATTAACTATAAATGTTAGGTGTATCCTTTCGGGTGCCTAACGCTTTGATTACTTTGTCAGCAATCTCGTCTAAAGATACTATAAACTTAAGAATGTCGCAACGACCTTGACTAAAGAGGTAATTGTCCGTTATTTCCAACTGGTCCCGCTCCGCTTGGCGTAGGGACTCCATTTCTTCCATCAGGACCGACCATTCCTTCGGCATTTGCGACTTGATTAACTTCACCGCCTTGCTGGCTGGCAAGGATAGCTTGTTGTAGTGCTTGCTCATTCATTAACTCCTCTTGAGATTTTATTACTTCGTCTGGATCAATATCCAATGATTTAGCTATATCAGTTAATAGTTTTTCTCTATCAACCATTTGTGCATCTATTGGGTTATTGATTAAAGACAAGAATTGTAGCAATCTTTGTGATTGTACTTCTTTCTGTATCAGGGCTGTGGATCCTTTTGCAATAACACGCATATCTGATTTGACATTTTCATTTTCATTCCATGTCATATTCCAATCATATAGTGAGCGTATCATTGGTTTTGTTAAGAAATCATCAATATTTTTGATGACTGATTTTAGAACAATATTGGCATTACTCATTAATATTGAGATACCTGTAGCCGTTCTATTTAGTGAGCTGTTTGTTTGTCCATGTGTATATGATGGTAATGCTGTTGTTTCATCAGCAAATCTTCTAAATAATTCTATTACTGAAACAAGGGCTGGTGAATTAGATTGAGGTTGATAAAAACGCACCATAGGCTGGTTTCCATCTCCTCCCTCTCGCAAGAATACACGCCATGGATATAGTTCTGTTGGGTCTTCTCCTGAAGCCATGATATCTGTATTTACTTCAACCATAGGACCAGAAGATAAAGCAACATTATCTAAATATATTCTAGTAGCTGCGTTCATAGTAGCTTGTGAATCACGCATCATTCTAGGTACACCAGTTCCCCAGAATGCGTGTGGGTTTTTCTCATATGGAAAAATAAAGTATGGAATAACTCCACCAGGCAAAGGATTTAATTGTGCTTTAATAACTTTGCCATCAGTAACCCAAATATTAGCACTATACTCTTGAGTTAAATCATCATCGGCATCAAACTCTATTCCAGCTTCTTTTAAATCATTACCATTTAAAGAACCCCAAAATTCTAATATTTCAAACTTTTCTGTCTGAGTGCTTCTATCTTTAACATTAGCTATTTGTCTTCTGTCTTTTTCATGTTGTGCTTCATCGTGATTTCCTTCTGGATTCATCATTATGCATTCATCAATAAGATCAACATTGAATCCTGGAAAATCTTTTAAATCAGCAAATTCTGTTCTTGAAACAATATGTCTTCTAAAAATATCACGCATATCATTTACTGAAGTAGCATGAGGGTCGGGATATAAATCAAAAATAGATACTGCCTCCATCTCTGGTAAAGGACTTTCTTCATAAATTAAATCAAATCCTTCATCTCCTTTAACCCATTTATGATCTTTTTCTATTCTTAGTGTTCCAGCTTTCATAGCTCCCGTACCAAAAATAACTTGCTCCATAATAGCGTCTTTCATTTTACCTTCTAAATTATTTTCTAACGCTTGATCTAAAATAGCTTCTTCCATATTTTCAACTCTAAGAGCTGTCTCTTTTTCAATTTCTTCTTTAAGCTCAGAAAATCTAGATGCAATTATGTCTTGCACTAAATTAGGGTCCATTACTTCGGCAGCTTGCATAATTTCTAAAGTTGCCTTTTCAGTAAGTTCTTGTTCTAAAATTGGTTGTTTAGTAATAGGGGTTGATTCAATCGAAAAGAATTTTTGTCCAGGCTGAAATAATAAATCGGTGATTCTTGAATAAGCTGCTAATACTTTTGTTCTGGTTAGACCAACATAAACTTGTGATCTTTCACCTTTAGACTGAATCTTTGCTAAAACATCCGGATCATATTGACCCATAAAAGCTCTAAGGTCTTCAATCCAATGATCCTCAATTTCATCTCGAGCATCTTTATATTCTGTATATTTAGATCTTAATAAAGCTCCAAGGGCATCTAATTCCTCTAGCTCAAGCTGAGTAGCTTCTTCTGCTAAAGTAGCTCCTTCAGGTCCTAATTCTTTATTCATAATTTAAAAATATTGTTTCTTTATTCTTTTAAAGTTTTGTCTATGTTTTCTTGGCATACTATTTAAACCAAATAAAGCAATAGCGTATGACATTATTCTATCATCAAAACAGCCTTCTTGGGCATTTGTTATGCCTCTAGCATCTACGATATAAGTTCGCAGTTCATCTATTAGCTCTTTATCTACTATACCAGATTCCCCCTGGCGTAGTAAGTGTACTAAGTTATCAATAATTAATGGTTTTGTCTTGCTTGTTGTTAAAAACCCTGCCCGCCTAGTTAATTTATCTACATAAGCATCATCTACTGTTTGTTCAACATAAAGATTTGGATAATTTAATTCTTGTATTTTTCTTACTGTAGTAAGTCCGTGATTGTTTCTTTCTATCAAAGTCCAGGCTTTATTATAAAAATGACCTATTTTGGCAACTATGTATGCCAGATCAAATGGATCGACATGACCGCTCCAGGTCGCAACTTGATTACCTAAATGGTCAAGAACCTGAACACAACTATAATCTCCATGCTCCAAACCCTCTGCAACATCTACTCCCATGCAATACCTGAGAGAATCCTTTGGATTCTCGAAAATTTTTAGAAGCCCTTTTTCATGCGGGATAAACTCAGACTCTCTAACATCGTAGCGTTCAATCGGGGTATAGCATTCAACAGCAGCCTGATCTATGTATTTTGGCTCAACAAATAATCTACCAGTAGTTAAAAATGCTTCTTGCGGGGTGCTAGGATACTCCTGTCTAAATAAGTCTTCCCCCCCTAATTCCTGAATCTTTAATCTCCGAAACATTATTTGCTCATCATCTAGATTAAACATAGTCTTAATATCTTGTTCTTCAGGCTCTATTTCAAAGTATGGGTCCACTTTTCTACGATACTCTGACATTGTGTACCAAGGAATGAAACATATATCCCACTCTCCTTCCCCCCGCAGTGCTCTCATACAAGCATCATAAAACCATCCTCCCGCTCCATTAGCAGTAGATTCTAATAATATTTCTGACTCTGCTTCTGGTACGGTCTGAAGTAACCCGGGGATTATGTCCGCATTCGGATAAAAGGCTACCTCAGAGCCGTGTAAATAATTAGTTGTCCAGCCACGACCAACTTCGCCTGTTCGGGCTGTAGCTATTCTCCAACGAGATCCATGAGTAAAAGCCATAGAATTAGTAGTAGATTCTTTTAAGTCGGGGGTTACTAATGGGTGGGGTAAGTTGTCGTAAAAGTTTTTTACCATACTAAAAATAGCTTTAGTAGATTCATTAAGATGTGAAACTACTACAGCGTTTTGATTTTGTGCTGAAACTGTCTTCCAAAATCCTCTCGCCTGGCAGTAGGTAGATATCCCTGTCTGACGAGATTTTAAAATTAACATTCTCACTCTGCCATTTTTTTTATATTGTTTCCTTATTTGTTTGTCTAGTTGGGTCTGTGCTTCGTTAAATTCTAGTGGAATTAGCTTTCCTTGTTTATTTATAATTTTTAAACAGTTTTTAGCGTATTGACTGAGATTCGTTTTAAAGGTATTTATAATTTTTTGTATTTTATTTTTTTCTGTTTGGGTTTCCAAAATTACATACCCCCCTTAAGGTCATAGGGGATATGGGTATATATGTGTATGATGGTACCCTGACCAGCACCCCCCGCCCGTTCATTCATGCGTGCTGTACGGTACGGGGTTCTTATATGTGTGTGAGGTTTGGGTATGAGATTTATGCTCATTTTATAGAAAATAAAAGAAAAAAAATAAAAAATAAAACTTACAATAAAGAATCCCCTAGTTTAGGTGATCTGCTTTTTCCTCTAAATCGAGGGTATCGAACCATGAATCTTTCATAGATAGTTCAAGCTTCTGACTTGAATCAATCATCTGATAGTATTTCATTAAAAGCTCTAGAGCCTTTACACGGGATCCTGCGGTATGACCCTGAACATCTCCTAATGCTTCCTCTTTTAATCGCTCTATGATGTCGTCATGGTCTTGTAGGTTGCGTTCTTTTGATTCCGATAACTCTTTTGCAAGCATTTCGCAGACTTCATCATCATTCATCAGTCTGTGCCCTTGATTGTATGCACTCTTTTCTGAGTATCCAGTTCTCTTTGCTGATTCAGTTGCGTTCTTTGTCACAAGAAAATGCTGAACAAATTCAGCTTTTCTTTGCTTCATTGTCTTATCTTTGATTGCCATTGTTATTACCTCTTATAGCTTGATATAAGTGTACACCATTTCTTTAAATCTTTTAAGCTCATAGTGTACTTCATCATGTTAGTAGCAAGGCACACTAAAGCAATATTTTGCTTAGTGTAGCCTTTGCTATTATCAACTCTATCTATCGATATGTTTGCTAGATGTTTGCCTGTGCCATCCTTTACATGGCTCATAGTGATACCTGTATATGCACACAATCCCTTTTGCTTCTCATATACTTTGTGTAAGTCTTCTTTGCTTATAGTAAATTCATGTGTCTGCTTTCTTCTATGACTTAGCTGATAGTATAGGTTGTTTATATACGCATACGGGCATTGACTGATTCTTTTTCTTTTCCCCGATTGGCGGCAGGTTCGGCAAGTTCTAAGCCTATAGCCCTTTGTGATCTCAAATTTGGTTATGGGTTTTCTTTTCCCGCAGTTTCGACATGATCTAGTTTTATGACCAGTCGTATGGGGTTGTGTCTTTAACTTCAAGTTCAAAGCTTTCAACATCTTTTAGAATCTCTCTAAATTTATCCATAGCAACTTTACTAGCAGAAACAGCAGTTTGATTTTTCATAAGACTACTGCCAACTAATAAACATCCGTGGCTATCTTTCTCGGGAAAATTTCCAACATGAAATAAAATGTAAGTTCTATCGGGGACATCACACACTTCAAATGTTTGTCCAAACTTTTTACTTGTATATGCCTTACAGTTATATGTTCCTAGTGGGATACAGCTGATTTCTTTTTTATTCCCCCGCCATGGTCGCTCCGCAATAAAAAATACTTCATCTTTTACTGTTAATTTTCCTAATGTTCCATCAGGAAGATATGCGAATCTTTCCAGTGAAGCTTTTATATTATTTTTAAAGAACATAGATTAATGCTCCCGCAACACCAACAATTAAAGCCCAAATGAATCTTTCTAGCCATCCAACATAAACATTACCCTTTGACTGGGAAGCTTCAAGGGTTCTTAGTCTTACTTCATGATCGGCTAGATCATCTTTTTGACTTATTATTCTTTCTTCAAGTCTTGGTAAAATAGAAGTCAGCTTGTGTACCTCCTCCATTTTCTTTTCAAGACTATCTAAACGCATTTCTAAGTGTTTTAATTCCATTTATTTAAATTATTTCAATAGTATGTAATGCACTAAAGATACAGAATTGGGACAAATAATGCCACTTAATTAAAAAAATAATTAAATTAATTCTTGACACTACATATAGTGTACCCTTACCATTGTAATCAATGTTTACATTTTTAAGGAGAAAATATGAAAAAGATAGATTTTAATTTAGACGGTATGCATAGAGATACTTACGGAGAGGGTAACAGAGCTTATCAACTCCGTAAGGCTCATTGTGATGTATATAGTAAAGATGGCATAGAGCTATACTTTTCTTATGAAACTTTAGTAGCTTTCAAGGTTCCTCATTATCAGCTAGTTTCTGTTGAGAATTGTTGGGGTAATACTACTGGAAAACATCTTAACTGGATTGGAGAGCCTAAGGACGCAAGATTATCTTTTAACGACTTTAAGACAGTAGCTAAAGAATATCTTGAGCCTTATGAAGGGGGAAAAGATTTGAAGGTGTTGAAAGAGGGGGTTCTAGATGGCTCTTCTGCTAGTGATCAATTAAAGACTGTGGGCATGGTGTCAGCTATGTTTGATCTTATATGTGCAGATGATAAAGAAGCTTCTGTTAAGTATAGGAAGAAATTTTATAAGAATGTTGACGGTCTTTCTTTTCCCCCCGATTGGGAGCAGCTGACTACTCAGGAAAAAGATGAAAGACTGTCAAAAGTGGACAGCTTGGCTATCAAGGGGGACAACAATGGTTAATGTATATGAAAAAGCTCTTGAGGTTATTAACTCAGGGCTATTCCTTCAAATGGAAGGAAGCTTTGGCAGATACTATGTTAATACTTATATTGATAGTGGGATCATAAAAACTACTAATGATAAGGGCAGATATATAACTGACGGCTATGGTCGTCAGTTTTATCTAAAGAAATTTTTTATTGATTATGATCGCATTGATTATCTTAAAGATTGTGATCCTGATTTTATTTATAACTTAGAAAACGGGGAGGGAAAATGATTGAATATGTTATTTTCGGAATAATTGATAATGCAGTCATGATCTTAGGAGCTATGACTGGTTATGAAGTAGAGAAGTATTTGCCTAAACCATTTCAAAAAGGTTTAGGAACAGTATTTGGAGCGGGTATCGGTAATGCGGTGTCTGACTTTATGGGAGGAGCGGGAAGCGGTTCTTGGGATTTAGCTTTTGGAACTGCTTTCGGATGTCTAATAGGTTTGATCTTCATTCCTTTGTTTGTCTATGTAGGTAAGTTGAGAAGACAATGGAGGTCGAAATGAGTGACATAGGTAACAGATGCGTTCACTGTGGAGAAGATACTTCTTTTGGTAGTGGCAAGTTTGTCAACAGGATTCCCGCAGACGCAGATTACGAAGCAGCTGATTCAAATGGCAAAGTGATCTTTGCAGAGGGTGAGTATCGTGATGGCTATGCTTGTGCAGAATGTATGGCTATGCCATGTGATAGGTGTGATGAACTCATACCATTAGATGAGGACATATGTCTTGATGATGGCAATATTATTGTTCATTACAAATGTCTTACAGAAGATGAAAGGAGGGAATTTGATGGCACTTAAAGTAGATCATCTTAATCAATATTGTACATATATACAGACTAAAAATTTAACTATATATGTGCAACATAAAGAAGATGAGGAGCCCCAAGATTTTATCTCTATATGGGAAACTAAGACTAAAAAAAATATTTTTAATTTAGATCATTGGAAGAAAAAACGGGAGGAAGCATGATGACTAATTACAAAGACTTTACAGACGACAAAGAGAAGATGAGAGATTTTAAACTCTTAACTAAAGCAGAGTTTTTATCTTCTTACTCTTATCTTACTGAAGAAGAATATGACTTGACTAAAAAACAGGAGGAAATGATGAGTAGATTAACAGTAGATGATGTAGCAGTAATGCTTGGCTGTTCTGATATACCTAGTGAGGTAGATTATAGAATAGAAGAATGTGCAGGTGTTGCTATTAAAGGTTGTGTAGCAGTAGTTTATTTTTATGCAGATAAACTTAGCGAAGAAGAACAGAAAACAGTTTTGGATTTGGAGGGGGTGAATAATGAAAATAGATGATGCTATCCAATGGCTAAACAATAGAGGACATATGTTTGAGAGGTCTGATATTAATAAAGTTGCTAAAGTAGGACACTACCTTTTTGTCAAAGAAAAGGAAGAAACAGAAGTAGATTTATATTGTCTGACAGATATGTATGCAGAATGTCAAGACTGTTTTTCTTATAAAGATTTTAAATGGACTAAAGATTATATGCGTAAGTGTATAACAGGAGAGGTGAATGATGATGGATAGATTAATTAAGGAAAACGAGAATCCTTTGATAAGCTGTTGGTGTAAATATAAATGGCACTACCAAACTCATACTGAACATGAACAAGCATTTGAAGATGATGAATTTGGTAGGTCAACTTATATCACTTTTTATCCAACTGGAGTTTGGCTAACCAATAACTTTGATAATAAAAAAGAATTAGAAGAAAAGGGTATTCAATATACTAAACAAATAAGTTATGAAGAATTTGTAAGTATGCAGTATGACGGAAGTATTGAAGGAAATTTATTTGAGTGGGAGAGTGAACTATGATAGACATATTTAACTTTGTTATGGGTGTTGCTATCCTCATGATCATGGCTTACTTTGTGTGGGTTATAAACTTAATAAACCATGGAAAAAAATCTAGAAAGAGTGTGACCAACTGTGATGAGGCGGACAAATGAAGTGTACAGAATGTAAAAACAAAACCAAAGTTTTAGATACAAGACCAATGGCAGATGGTAGAATGATGAAAAGACGGAGAGAATGTTTAGCCTGTGGCTATAGGTTTACAACCTATGAAGAGGCGGACAAAAGGAGGTCGAAATGACAAATTATGAGGCTATTATGATTGTTGAGGGTGTTAATGAACCCAAAAACAGAAAGCAATATTTAAAGGCTTGGCAGATCTTAGTTAATACTGGTATGGCTTGGAGATTGCAGGGGTGGTTTGGTAGAACTGCTGAAACCATGATAGAAAATGGGGACATACTCAGCAAAGAAGATTGGGAAATTGAAGAGAAGTTTAAAGACCCTCGCAACTTCATAACTTAAATTATCTGTCAATAGATAATTAGAAAATAAACCCAAAATATAAGTTGCTTATTCATTGAATGAGCAACTTTTTTTTTATAAGATTGAAGGTTCCATGTTAGTAAAAGAATTAATAATAAAAGTAGCTAGAGAATTAAAAAAAGACAATAAAAATTCTTATCAAGATGAAAATTTATTAACTGGATATCCTGAAGATTTATCAAAAGAAGATGTAAAAAAAGCTTTACTGGTAGTAGCTTGTGTGTCAGAAAATGTGATTAATTTATATTAAATCTATTTCTTTTAAAGCTTCTTCAAAGTTGTTTCCAAGTGATGACCACTCTGTATCTCCATGAAGCTTATACACCCAACCACTAGCCTTATGTTTTTTCCCATATGGGTTTTTGGGCACCCATTTTAAAGCAACCCTATCAAAACCCCTTTCTTCAAATCTAGTGTTTAGTTCTTCCTTTTTGCTCATAAATTGCTTTCCAATAAGTTTCAAAAATAGATCTAAAATTTTCTAAAGTTATAAACTCTTTTTGAGTTTGAATATAATCTTCGTATGCTTCTTTAAGTTGTTTTTCTGTATAAAGCAACAACATGATTTTTTATTTTTTAGATTTTGAGAAAAACCCTACTACTTTTTGCCAAAAGTTTTTCATAGCTTCCCATAAGCTTACAAAAAATTTTTTTACACAATTCCAAAATTCAAATAGCCAATTCATTTCTTTTTCGCTCCTTTATTTTTTTTCTTTTTCTTCTTAGATGGTCTTCCGACCCTTGTTCCATATGTTCCTCTTCCGTATGGCATTATTTTTTCCTCCAAGATTTTTTAGCTTTTACTTTAGCTTTATTAGATAACTCTCCGTAATGAAAGAGCTTCACACTACTAGAGCTGTGTTTTGTTCCAGAATGCAGCGAGCCATCAGGCATTTTATGTGTGCCGCCTCTGTGGAGAGTTCCGTCTTTTTTGTAATGATTAACACCTTTCATTTTTAAATATCCTTACTACTCTATGATACACCATATTCTTCATTCCTTTGAGAGTTTTATTGTGTTCGGGTAATTCTTCCCATGCTTTTTTTCTTTCTTCCCGTGTTGGAAGTTCTGATATAGTTTGTGGCAACCTCATTTGCATGGCTAACAAATAGATTAGTTGATGATATTCTTTAGGAACATCTTTGATGTAGTCTAGTCTTTCTTTGTGTCTTTTAATTTTGCTTATTTGATTTGCATACCTAAGGGTGTCTATTTGTCCCCAAGTGTCTATGTGTTTCATTTTTTAGAATATTCTAATTCAAGAAGTATCTGTAAATAATGAATAGCTTTTTCTATACACTCTTTACCGCTTTTGTGTTTTAGTTTGTGTCTAACAATATATTTGATTGCTGAACTTTCACAATAATTTAATTGATTTCTTTGACAAAACTCTACAACTTGAATTGGAAAATTCTTGTAATGATCTCCACCAATTTGTTTCTCTAATGGTTTTTTCATTTATTTCTCCTTTCAATCTCTCTTCTAAGCTTTACTTTAAGTTTGGGTTTTGTCCTTTCATCTTCATATACTTTTTCTATGTCTTTTGTTGTCATATTTTTTAAGTAGTAATGAACAGTAGATATTATTCCTGTTTTTTTATTTCTTATTTTTTCTGATGGTTTAAATTTCACCGGCATTTTGTAACTCTTTTATTATCTCTTTTGTTTTTTGTAGTAGCTGACTTTCCTTACCATATCTTCTTTCAAATTCTGTTTTAAAAGGATGTCTAGAAACACAAGTACAATTATTAATGCCCTCCCTATGGTGTTTATAACATAATGGAATAGTGTTTAAATGAGCCTCCTTTTTAGTCTTACCGTCAATATGGTGGATTTCTGCCGGAGAGTTACACCCATAAAACAACCTACAGACTATACATCCCAGACTTGCTATTAAGTCCATCCATTTTCTTTCTTCCTTGTTGGGGGTTCTGCCTTTCATATTCTTTTTTTAATTGATCTATGTTTGCCTCAACATAGTCTTTGTATTGTACTGTACTTTCCCCGTAAGACCTTCTTTCAGATGAACATTCTTCCCATTTCCTAACAGTAAAATACTTAAAGTTATACTTCATATCTTCATGCTCCATATCTGCTTCTCTCCATTCTTAGATTAGCCATTTTAGTTCTCCATTCTTCGAACTGCATATCAACAGCTTGTTTTTCTGTTTGTAAAGCGTCAAGCCTTGCTTTTGCTTGTGCTACCTCTAATGAAGCCTTGTAATATTCTTCTGAGGCTTCAGCTTTAGACTTTTGTGCATTGTATGAGCGTTCCCCATCATCTTTGGCTAGACACAACTGAACCCAAAATACTTTTTTAAGATTAGCCTCAGACTTAAGCACATTAACTCTTGCTTCTGATATTTTAGGAACAATGTCCCTTAGTTGTTGATGAAAGTTTTCAGATTTGTCCATATTCTTTTCTCCCGAAAGCAGATTCCTCAGGGTCAAGAAACTTAGAGTTAGAGCCATCAAAAAACAATTCAAACTCTCCCATTTCTCCTAACCTATTCTTTCTAATAATAACTTCAGCAAGCCCTGTTTCTAAAGAATCATAATATTCTGGTCTGTATAACATTATAACCATATCAGCGTCTTGCTCTATGCTTCCGCTGTCCCTTAAATCCGAAAGGACTGGTCGCTTATCCGTTCTCGTCTCCACACCCCGATTTAGTTGAGACAACGAGATCAACGGACAGCCAACATCTTTCGCCAGTCCCTTCAGAAGATTTGAGATATAGGTCATAGAAGCTGTCCTACTATCAGAATTACTTGGTGCCTTGTTTGATGTCATTAAAAGCTGTAAGTAATCAACCACTATCAAGTCTATATCTGTAACTGCTTGAATTGCTTTAGTTTTATTTATTAATGTTTCTATTGTTATTGGAGACTTGTCATAAACATACAGCTTTGATGAGGCAAGCTGCTTTTTTTGCTCCTCAAATTTTTTCCACTCATTTTTGTTTAGGTTCCCTGTTATAAGTGAATCCATACTTAAACCAGACTGTGAGCTAATTATTTTTTTTATTAGTTGCTCGTTTGTCATTTCTAAACTGAAAACTAGAACGGTTTTACCTTTCAGTATGTTGTTTGTTGTTATGTTAAGTGCCCAAGTAGTTTTTCCCATGCCTGGTCTGCCTGCCACAACAATAAGGTCTCCATCCTTAAAGCCTTTTATTTTTTCATCTATTCTTGAAAAGCCTGTTTTAATTAACTTGCTATTCATTAAGTTGCTGTTTTTTAGTTCTTCTTTTACTTTGTCTAAGACATCCTTAACAGGAACTGGGGAGCCAGTGTTTTTAGTAATTTTATTATTAATAAGAAGATTATTTACCTTATCAACCTTTACTTCTATAGGGTCATTCTTTGATACTATTTCAGGAATTTTTTCAGAAAGTTTCATTAGCTTGTTGTTTGCTGTTTTGTTGTGCATTGCTTTGATCCATGATGGAAAGCCTGCTGGGGTTATACAATATGCACAAGCTTCTCTAATTTCTTCAAACACAAAGTCTTCATTTATGTAGTTTCTGATTGTTACAATGTCAGAGGCTTGCTTCTCAATCATAATCTCATAAGCCTTTCTGTATGATGAGGTTTCAAAATCCTCTGGTAGTAAACCCTCTTCCTGTGCCTTCTTAAATCTTTTGTGGTCAAGTGACATTGCTCCAATAAGATTTGCTTCTAGTTCGTATATTTCTTTATCCATACTTCCTCTCAATAATTGCATCAAATTGGTTTATCCCTAACATAGTCATAAGTGTTGGCTTCTTGTCCCAAAAAGATCTAATCCATTTTCTATGACCACTACTATTAGCTATTGAAAAATATGCTTCCCAAAAATCTTCTTTTGTTAAATCTATTTTTTCCCCCGATTTTGGTGAGGTTATTCCTTTTCTACTCAAATCTTTTAAAACCTTCCACCTTGGTTCAGCTTTATATGTATTAACGCTATGCTGATAAAAAACATTGTCTGTTTTTTGTTTGTAAATTTCATTTATTTGTTCCAAACCTAATATATATTTAGTTTTAGTATCTACTTTAGTATTATAGCCACCTGTCGGCTGGGTATAGCCAGCTCCTGACCCCCCTAATATTTCATACATATTACTTGTGTTATCTCTTCTATCCCAACCTATTAAACCTAAATCTTTTAATTTTTTTAGGTTGTCTTTTATTGCGGATAGAGAGAGCCCAGTAAGCTCTGTAAGTTTTTTGTGGGATGGGTAAGACCTACCAAACTCATCAGAGTAGTTTGCTAAAACAATTAGCAAAAGTTTCTGTGTAGGTTTTACTTCAAACTTTAAAACTTTTGTTATGTATTCTAGTGACATTTTTTTCCCTCATGTTTAGATTAAACAATATATATTAATCATTGTAAAGTATTGCATTAAATTAAAACAAAGTTTACAATTTACTCTGGAGAAAATAATATGAAATTACCTAAAATAAATTCTGCTTTACAAAGCATACAAAAACATATGTTAAAAGAAGGCATTAAAGCTAATGCCAGAAATAAACAGATGGGTTATGAATATAGATCAATAAAAGATATTTATACCGCATTCGCCAAACCTTTGTCTGATAATAATGTAATTTTATTACCACAAGATGTTAAGGTTTCAACAAAATTTTTAGAAGATAATAAAAATTCATTAACCAGAATAACTGGAACGATGAGGTTTTATTGCACAGAAGATGGATCTTGGGTGGACAGAAGTTATGAAGGGCATAGCAAGTCTGCACAACAGAAATGTTTAGAGGCGGCTAAAAGTTTTGCACTTCGTAGTTGCCTATTAGAAACATTTTGTGTTCCTTTTGAGGGGATGACAGAGCCAGAAGAAGAAGCACATATTGGTAATGAAGAAGAAGCACCAGCTGTTGAAAGGGTTTTTGATGAAGTGAATGAAATGGTTCAGGAATTAAAAGGTGCTAAGAGCATGGAAGAAGCAAAAGGTATTTTTGCTAGACACGACAAAGCGGCAGAAATCTGTGGAGATAAAGATTTACAAGTAAAGTTAAATGTTGCTTATGCAAAATGGAATGAGGACAAAAATAATGCAAATTAAACAAGGTTCTGCTGAATGGCACCAGCAAAGAGCAAACAAAGTAACAGGGTCTAGGTTTCCTAAGGCTGTTCGAGAAGATGCTTGGACCAAGGGCGATGAATGGGAAGCTTTGGGAAGAGACTTATATAGAGAAGCCAACGGGTTAAAGCAAGACCCTTTCGATGAGAGAGCCCAACAAGCAATTACTTATGGAAAAGAACATGAGCCTATTGCCATCAATCATTTAAAGTCTTTGGGATATCAAATAAAAGAAGCATCTTTTGTTCAGCATCCAGATCATGATTGGTTGGGTATGTCTCCAGACGGCATCATAAAAAAAGGAAGAAAAGGCAAGGTTTCTGCTGTTGAGGTAAAGTGTCCAGTAACAAAGCTAGTAACTAATGTTAAGGAACAAAAAAGAAATTATTGGCACCAAATGCAACTAGGAATGGAAGTGATGGACATTGAAGAAATGTTATTTTTTCAATGGTCCCAAACCGGAGACCATGTTCAGGAATGGGTTGAGAGAGACCCTCAATGGGCTAAAATCTATTTACCTAAAGCAAAAGAATTTATAGATTGGTACAAAGAAAAATCCAAAGACCCAGAATATATTGCAAGGTGGGCTCAAGATAAAGAGGCTCCAGGAATAAACTATAAGTCTGTTGAGGAAGATAATAAAACTTTAGAATTAGCAGAAATATTAAAAGAACTAAAGGAAATTGATGAGAGGAAAAAAACCCTTGAACCAAGAAAAAAAGAGCTTTCTACGGAGTTGATAAAACAACACCGTGGAGCCTTTAGTACGCCCAGAGTTAAGTGTCACATGACACAAGCAAAGGGTCGTGTAAACTACACAAGACTTGTTAAAGAGGAAGGTATAGAGTTTGACATTGTAGAACGCTACAGGGTTGAAGGAGATGCAAGAATCTACACAAAGCTTTTGGAGGAAGAATGAAAGAAGAAAAAAAGTCGATTAGTGCAAGAATACCTGAAACTGTAGTTGATGTTATGGAAAAAACTAGAACTACCCCAGGGCACAGATTTTATGATCGTAAGAATGCTTACATCGTATCTAAAGTGTTACAAGACTGGGCTAATCTCGAAACAGATGTAAGGGAGGAATAATATGTCTGATTATGATAATACAAATAGAGGAGCTATTTGGAAAAACGATAAGAAAGAAACTGAGAAACACCCAGACTTTAAGGGTGAATTGAATGTTGATGGGGTGCTATATTGGGTAAGTGCTTGGAAAAGATCTCCTGGTGCTAAAGATAATGCTCCTGCTTTAAATTTTAATATAACCAAAAAAGATGCAGTCCCAGCTTCATCTGAACAATCTTCGACAGAAGATATTCCATTTTAAAAGGAGTAATAATGGTAAAAAAAGAAAATGAAAAAGTTGTTGAAAGTCCTCAAGTAGGGGAGCCAAAAGAAATAAAATTGTTTCGTAATGGAGAAATGAGAGTTTATGAGACTTCTTCACTTTCTCAAGAAGCAAGAAGGTCTTTAGCTCAACTAGAATTGGATAGTAGAAATGTGATGCCAATACTTAATAGGATGGCTTATTTAGCAGGCTTAGGTATGCAGGTTTTAGATCAAGAATTAGAGTCTAAATTACCTGAAAAATATGAGGTTGTTAAAAATCCAGATTCTCCTATACAGGACTTGCAATCAAAAGGTGATACTGTAGAATCGAAAACAGATAAACCAAAAGAAAATGGTTCTATTATCACATAACAAGAATGAATGCCCCCACAAAGAGAGAGCTTTCATCTTCTGAAAGGCTCTCGGAAATAATAGGCGAGGTGACACTATCAGATTCACCTTGCGGGGGTCCTTGCTCTGTAACTTGGGGCGATGAAATTTGTATAACCTGCGGCAGAACTTATATCGAAGTTCGAGACTGGAACAATATGCCAGTTATAAGAAAAAAACTTATCAATATAAAAAATGCTTCTAAAGGCTACAAAATAAAACAAATAAGATTGCAAGAGGATCGATGGGAAGAAATAAAAAAAATGGAAAACATTGATAACCTAAACATAAAAGATGTGATAAAAAGGCTTGTACAAGTAGCTGCTTGTTCTTCAGGAATAAACGAACAAGACCAAAAATGTATTGAAGTTCTTACCAGAATAATCGCATCAGACCATAAATTTAATGACTTATCCATTAAGTCAATTATGTCTGAGAATGACTACACAGAAATTAAAAATAAGTTCGAGTGAAGCTTTTCAAAGGGACCTTGAGGCAGGACAAGACCTTGAAAATAAAATTTTAAAATCTATACAAAAAAAATATCCCTGTGCAGTTTTAGTTCCTGGGAAATTTAAACCCTACGACATTTTTGTTCCAGGAAAAGATTTAAAAATAGAAGTTAAGTTAGATTACAAAAGCCAAGAAACTGGAAACATTCTTATAGAGTTGTTTATGTTTGGAAAGCCATCCGCTTTACTAACAACAGAAGCTGATTATTGGATAATTCATACTGGTAAAGAAGAGTTGTGGACCACCCCAAGAAAAATTTTTGAATGTATTATTCTTAACAACATTCGCTCACAAAAGATTCTAGGCAAAGATGATGATAAAGAAAAAGACGCTTGCTTAATACCAATAAACATATTTAGAAAATATGTGCTTGACAAGTCAATGTAATTTATGTTTATAATGTTTACAGGGGAATAAATTATGAAAGCATTTGAAAAACATTTTTTAAGAGATATAGAAAATAAAAAAGTTCAATTAAAAAAGGCTAAAGATAGGGTAGAAAAGTACGAAGTTCAGATAAAAGAAGCTAAAGACTTTTTACAATTAGCAAAAGAATGTAGGGGATTATGAAAACTTGGGCTGATGCAGTAAAAGAATATTATAGATTTAATAAAATGGGTAAAAATGATTTTTCTTTTAGAAAGTATTTTGATCCTTTGCTAGAAAACAAAGACATTAAATCAATAAGTAAACAAGACATAGCTATGATTAAGTCTGGTATTAAAGGGAAACCAGGAACTGTCAATAGGTATTTAAGTTACTTCAGGGCTATACTAATGTATGCCTATGAAGAGTTAGGGTGGTTGGACAATTCACCTGTTATTAAAAAAGTAAAGGAGCCCCTTAAGAAAACTAAGTATTTTACTCTGGAAGATATTGATAGGCTTTACGGGCATTTGCCTAAACATTTAAAAAAACCTTTTATATTTTCCCTCCTTACTGGGGTGAGAATGTCCAACTGCTTTAATTTAAAATGGGAGAACATACAAGAAAATCAAATAGCCATAGACGGAACAGAAACAAAAAATGGAAAAGGTTTATGTGTTCCATTAAATGAAAAGTGCAGAGAGCTTCTAGATTCAATTAAAAACTCAACCCCTTATGTATTTACCTATTCTGGAAGAAAAATGCGTAGAGCGTCTAATACGGGCTGGTACAATGCTTTAGAAAAAGCAAACCTTAAAGGTTTCCGATGGCATGATATTAGACACACTTGGGCAACACACCATGTACAGAATGGAACACCTTTACACACCTTACAACATCTTGGAGGTTGGTCTAATCCAAATATTGTTAATAGGTATGCACATTTGTCAAAAGATTACTTAAATGACGCTTGTGAGGTTAGTAATACTCTGGTACCTTAGAAGACAATTCATATTATTTTCCATAGACGGGGCTAGTATATATATCCATATTCCCTCACAGTATGATTTTCTAGTCCCGTTTATTTATCTGGGTAATATTTTTCTAGCTTGTTCGTTATATGTTCTATAAAGAAGATATCTTACATCTTCTATATTTTTTATTGCTTGAATATATGTTGCACGGTCCATATATTTCTTAGCTTTTTCTATTTCTTTTTCTTGTTCTGCTAGCTTAGTTAGCTTTTTGTCTATTTTTTTAAGAAGTTTGTCAGCAGCCAACCATCTCTCATCAAAACCTGTTCTTTCCATGTAGGATTTAAGAGCTTCACCACCATGTTTCTCCGCATACTCTTCATAAGAATTAATAACTCCTGATCCAGGTTTATCTGGAGTTCCTCTTAAAAATTCTTTATATTCATAAAATTCTTTTGCATCTGTCCAATCTACCGGTTCTGCGGTTAAAACTCTTACAAAAGGAAGATCATTTAATACAATTTCTTCTGATTCACCAATAGTTACTTGATCGTATAATTTTTCACTTAAAGAATATGTTCTTTCTGCCATAGTGTACATTCCTCCCAAATATGATTGGGCTAAGAATTTAAGAATATCAGGGCTTATATTAATGGATCCAGCATCTGCGGGACCTCCACCAGAAGCTTCATTTAACCACATTGTAAACTCTCTATAAAATTCTTCTGTTGTTCTTTTCTTAACAGCTGACTGTGGAACTTTCCCACCATAAATTTGCTCTTTATACACAGGAGCTCCTGTCCAGGTTTCATTAACTTGAATATCATAAAAAGGCTGTAGCACAGAAGGTATGATAGTTTTTACAGGATCAATACCATCTTCTGATCCTCCTACAGCTACAGGAGCAAATGCTGTAGTAACTAGACCTGTTATATCTTTTGCGGTTTCTATTATAGTCCTTCTGTCGTAACCGGCTGTAGAATCAGTGCCATGCTCCACTCCATACCTACCTAAATTAAAGAAAATGCTGTATCCATAAGGCAGAGGAATGGATATTGCAAATGGTTTTTTATTAACTGACCAAGTTCTTGTTACTTTATCAAATACAGGCTCTCCTTCTTCGTAGCTTACTCCAGGAAGCATTATAATTAAATTTCTTTCTTGTTCATGCTGAGGAATTTTGTCTATGTATAATTTCCCGTCATCGTCTTCGCCAGAAACTAGGGTGTTGTATAAAGCAATTAAACCTCCCAAGCTAACTGCACCACCCATAACTGCCATCTTAGCTCTTGAGATAGGTTTATATGTTATAGAGCCGTCTTCTTTGAATCCTACAGGAACCATTCCTCTGAAGAAATTTACTGATCCTTGTACTGAGGCATTAGCAAAAATATATAATGCATTTACCGCAGGTCCTAATTTTCCTGACCTGTTAAAGTTAATTGTCAAATTCTTAGCCATGCTTGCAGCATCTTTAAAATCTTGTGGTGTTGCTTTATCTACTCCACCCACTTCTTCGATCCAGGCTTTAAAAACAGCAAACCTTGGAGCGTTCTCTACAGCATTGTTAATTTTTTCTACCAATCCAAAAGTTGCTTTAAATACTGTTCTTGGATTTAAATTTTTACCTGAATGAGCTTCTGATAAAATTTTCATTTCTTTCTCTATTTCATCTAAATCTCTTGCATTAATGTACCCTGTTTGCCCACCATACTCTTTAAAGGCTCTAAAATATTTATAATTTTCTGGGTCTTTTTCTTTTAATGTTTCAGTGGTATATCCTTGATGTAATATTTTAAATATACCAGGCATTTTTTTAGGAGATAAAGCCCCTGTTAGTTTCATTTCCATAGCCCTACCCATTTCTCTTTCTGTCATAAGGTTATAAAACCCTGCTTGATAGTCTCTAAAAAAATTACCAACAATAAACTCAGGATTTAAAGAAGTGTACATGGTTGATAAGAAGCCTGTAAATCCTCTCATGGTTGAGAGGAAAGGATTAATGTCAGAACTACCCCAAGCATCTAAACCTTTAGCAAGCCTTTCATCTTTAATTACTAAGAAGCGTGTTTGCCCTTCATCCTTATATGGGATTAAAGATTCCTTGCCATCCCAAGAATGAGGCTTATCAAATCTTCCTACATTATCTTTAATATCCCATAGTTTGTTTTCTGGGAAAGCTTTTATTAGTTCTGCTAACTCTTTGTTTATTTTATTTTTTTCTCCGAGAACAACAGACTGAGCCCTTCTTGATACAGCTTGTTCAAAAGGTGATCCAGCTTCTGATAACCTTCCTTTAGCTTCTGGAACTACAGAACCATACAGGCTATTTCCTGTACCTTTTTTATTAGGTGTATCTCCTTCTATGGTATCAACTGAAAAGCCAACCAAAGGAACATAATATCTATAATTTTCCCTCCAATCGGCAATAGAATCTTCAGAGATTAAATCAGTTTCTTTATAAATCTCTCTGGTTTTTTCTTGATATTTTTCTAACATAGAAAATGCTTCTAAAAGGTTTTCCCCAATTTTGTTTGTAGCAGTTGCTGTTAAAGAGGCTTCGTTAAAATCAATGCCCATCTTTTTAAGATTGTCTATTGCATCCTGTGTTTTAATTCCTGATCCACTATCTTTATATTTTTCTACTACTTTTGTAGCTCTAGTAATTTTTCCTTTAGTTGTTATGGCATCCCTGTCAGCTTTTCTAACTATTTCGTCTTTTACAAACTCTATAAACCCTTTTTTAGTTATTTCTTTTCTCTTTAAAAGATCTAAATACTTTTCAAGTTTTAATCTATATGTATCTCCTTTAACAAACTCATCTATCAAAGCTTCAGTTTCTTTTTCTATTTGAGCAATAGTTTTTTTATCAAAATCTAAATTTTTAACTTTATTAAACCTTTCTAATTGATCTACCAATCCTGGTATGTCAGCTGAATATTTTCTATAAATAAAATTATTCCTTTCAGGAGCGTGTAAGTTTTTAAGAAAATCATTAAACTTGTCCTTGTTTAATTTTTTGTCTTTAAGGAATTTTAAAAGTCCGTCTATTTCTTCTACTGCGTCATCTAATTTTGTTTTAACTACACCATGAAAAGTGTCTGTAGATTTAATAACATTTAAATTTTTAAGATCATCAGGTAAATGTGGCTCTAGTAAAGTTGTCCAGTTTTTAAGGCGGTCTAATTTATCAACTGCCCAATACTGTGCATCAGAATAAAAATTAAAAAGCCTTGAATTATCTGCTTTGGTTAGTAATTCAAAAACATCTATTTTATCTCCCTCGGGATCTGGTGGAGGTTTGCTATCAATATCAATCACGCTAAAAGCTTTCTGGTCCACAATCTCCACATCTTTTGGACTAAACATTACATATGTACTTTCTGTCCCTCCCATCGGTCCTCCATGTCTCCCATGAGAAAACACCAACAATCCTTTTATACCCTGCTCTAATAATGCATCCTGGAAAAGATTATATTTAAGACCTTTAGTTTCTGTAAGATATTTAACATTATCTACTTTTCTCCAAGCAGGGGATGTAGGAGAGCCTGTTTTATCTTTTGGGTCTCTAAGAACAATCCATCTATTTTCAGCGTATTTTTTCTCAACTTCTAATAAGTTTCCATTTTCATCAAACCATTCTTGTGCTTTCCAATTTAAGCCTGTGTCTATTTCTGTGTCTCCTCTAATAAACATACTTTGATATTTTTCTATATAACCAATAACACTTGCTTCATCTGAATTAAAATAATCCTCTAATAGTTTTGGGTTCCCCAATCCTGTTTCTTTCAAGTTTTCTACAACATTTAGATGTGCTGTTTCAATTTTTTGATATTGCTCTGGAGTAAGGAGGCTTAATCTTAAGTTTTTACCTCTACTGGTGTTTAGGTAGCTACCTGCTTCAATGATCTCTGATTTAGCTGCCTTAATAACAACATCATATAAAAATCTTCTTTTCTCCCCTTCGGAAAAATTTTTTGCATAATCTGGTTTATCTGTTAGATAAATTCCATAGCCATATTCAAAGCCGCCACCTTTTTTACTCCCAGGCATATGTTCTCTAAACTGATAAAAATCTTTTGGTGATCCGTGAAAAACTTTTATTTTTTGTTGTAATGCGTCTGCTGGGAATAGTGTTTTGTAAGCTTCTTCTCTTAATTGTCTTGATAGCTTTGGATTAGTGTCTCCTCTTGGTATTGGCATAACCGGACTATTAATAGTAGAAGTGTTAGAAAGTGTTAACTTCTGAAGTAAATTTTTTGGTTTATATATCCATCTTTTTGTAAGGGGGGATAATGGGTCTAAAAATGCTTCTATTGGAGTTTCTAATAAACCAACCTCTCCTCCTTTAAGTAATTCAGGTTTGTAAACCTTATCCCAATTACCTCTTTTTATAAGTATAGGCATTTTTTTAATACCAAAAGAAGCTAATAAAACAGCTCTATGCCTACCTTCATGACCTATCACCTTGCCTTTTTTATCAATCGTTAGATATGAAGCAAAACCCATATTTATATCATCTCTTCTTCTATCAACCTCCCAATACTCTCCCAGTCTTTCAACAGCCTCTTTTTCAATAGTTCTTTTCTGTGCTGGGTCTTCAGTTGTGAGGTCTAAAAAAGTATCTGGGTCTATGGTTGTTACATAGGTATCTGGAAGTTGTGCTGTATTTTCATAACCAGGAACTTTTTCAAACCATACACTGGTTCCGGCAAGTCTCGCCATGTCTTGTGGAGTTAATACTAGATTATCTTCTATGTATATTCCATAGCCTTTCTCCATTGTAGGAGTGATTGTTTTATCTACAAGTGAAAGGGCAGTGTCTTTTAGTCTTTGATTTTGATTCCTTGATTCTTCAAATAAACGACTAAGTTCTTGTACACTTGTTCTTCGTTCATCCCTGGATTTACTTGAAAACCTACCAGAGTCTTTGAGCTCTTGGATTCCTTCTTCTGTTTTTGTTTCATTAAATGTTCCTAAATCAAATATTGCAATTTGTTGGGCTGCTTCAGCAGTATATAATGCATCTTCTTTTTTATCAAACACTATTGTAGCGTCTAGGTAGTATTTGCCATTATCAGGATTAAGCCAACCACCTGCAAAAACGGGTTGATCCATTTCTTTTGCTAAATCAGCTACATTTTTAGCAAACTGTCTGGCATCTTCTTTTGTCATTCCATCTTGATCTACAACTAGCTCAAGTGCTTTTATTGGAGAAACTGCAAAGCCGCTTGTAGGAGATTCTAGTGTTATTGGATCAAAAGTAAACCCTTCTGGGTTTTGTTTAATAAAGTCTAGTAGGGCAGTTGTGTTTACTTGTTGAGATGTCTGTACTGTAGATCGTAAATTGTCCCTGTCAGTTGTGAGGGTCTGCTCTCCCACTGCCTGACCGGCTTGCTGTTCTTCAAGGCTTGGTCCAACATCTCGATCAATTCTTCTTCTGGCATCGCCTTCAAGATTTCTGCGGGGATCGGATGACCGAAAGACAGATAATAATCTTTCATTTTTTGCTCCAGAGGATTCAACTGATATTGCATTATTTACTTCTTCTATAAATTTGTATGTTTGGGGAGCTTGCTCCCGTAACAAGTCTTTATTAGCATAATACATTGCATAAAGTTGTGCAAATGTTTCTGATTTTACTAAGTCAACTATGCCTTGGTTTTGAGCTTCATAATCTTTAGGGTCCTTTCCTTTTTCTAAAATTTCTTCTCTAGAGCTTATTGAGAATAATTGTTTTAAAGGATAGCCCAACATTGCTGCACTCAGGGCTTTTGAATCTTCTAAGGAATTACTTTCATTTAAATACATACTTACTGCTTCTGCAAGAATCGGTCCAAGTCCAGCATTCTCAAAATCTTGTGAAGTAAATTGATAACCTGGTCCAGTAGATATTCCTGGAAATTTAGAAGTAAAATCATTAATGTCTATATCAAATAACGGTGAGCCTTGAGAAGCAAACAATCCATCAAAACCACTTTGATATGAATCTATATGATGTGCTAGTTCATGAGATAGTATTTGCATAAGTTCATATTTAGCTCCCATAGGGGATTCATAGTATTTACCATCATCCAAATCTTTTAATTGTTTTTCAGAAAGATTAGTTTTTGTTTTCATAGCCTCACCAGTTGTAACTCCAACAGTGGGGTCTAATAATAGGTATTGATTCTTTGTGGAGTAAATTCCTCTTATAAGAACTTTATCTTTATTGTTTTGCCTTACATTTTTAAAAGAGTCTTTTCCGGCAACAAGAATACTGCCTAAGTCATCAAAAATTTCTATAGGCATACCTAAATTAATTAAGTTCAAAGCAGCTGTGGCAACATTATTTACCTCATCAGGTAAAAGATCTCTCATCGTAGCGTATTCTGAATCTGGGAAATTTTTTATTATTTCATTTAGCCCGTTATAATTTCTAGTATTATTCCAAATTTTTTGTTTAATAATCTTATCTCTTACTGCAATAAAATCAGGATCATTGGTGTCATAAGTGGTTTTTATAATAGGTTTTATTTGTTCAGGTATTTTGCTTTCTAATGATTTTTGATAATTATTAATACTTTGCCACATATTAAGGTCTTCTTTAGTTGTAGGCTCGTTGCTGAAATTTGGATTTAATACTTCATTTCCTGATGTTATAACTTTTAGAGGCTCAACTTTATTATCTAATGGATCATTCCAAGAAAATTCTTGAGGTTGTGTTGGAAATTTTTCTTCAACTTGTTCAGCAACACTTTGATTGATTGTTTCATTTTGTTCTCTAGCTTCTGCCCACTCTGGATCTTGGTCTATTGCTTGTTGCCTTCTTCTTTGGTTAATTCTAGATGTTCGGTCAAAGTATTCATCACTTGTTTCTGTTTCCGCCCTTTTCTCCTCTAAGCCTTCTTCTGTAAGTGTGTCTGCTTCCCCTTCTACTGGTGTTATTTTTGGTTTAATAAATTCTTTTTCTAGAATTTTCTGAGCCAAAACTTCTTCTACTGTAGATATATTGTATTGAGCAAACTCTGGAGCAAAAACTGTTTGAGCAAACTCATCTATAGCTTGATGATTTAGTCCTGAGTTATTTACTAATGTTTCAAAATTATCTACAAACTCGTTTATTTTAGGGTCATTCTTATAGCCTTTAATTAAATTGTTTACTTCAGGAGAATAAACAACTTCTCCTGTAGTTATTGCAGAAGAAATTCCTCCAGATGCAATTATTGCTGCTAAAAAAGAGTGTGATGCAACATCCGTTAGTGCCTCGCCTACTGTTGGTCCATCATATAAAGGGTTGTTTCTGTTATCATAAGCATCCTTTAAATTACTTTCTAAATCAAACCAAGCAGTATTTACTTCTTGCAGAACACCATTTACAACTTCCATTCCTACATCAGTTGTTACATCAACAAGACCTCTTTTAAATATATCTGTTACTCTTTTACCGCCTATTGGTCTCATATATCTTAGTACCGGTAATGCTTCTGTCCCAACTTCTAAAAGTGCATTTATGTTTGCATAATTTACTGCTTCGCCATGTGGAAGACCCTGCCTTCTTGCTTCTCCGTAACTTATACCTTGGGTTTGTAGCCCAAAATAACCAAGGATGGTAGTTGTTGTAGGGACAGTAGCTGTTCCTCCAGTTGCAAAATTAAGAGCTATTCCAGAGGCAATTATTGCTGCTGACTCAACACCCGAAGCGGCTATGGAACCATATTCTCCTAAATTTGCATCTTTGTTTCTTTTGTTTATAACTTTTTCAAGGTTCTTCCATTCCTCCTGAAACGCTCTCAGGGCTGGTTCTCGTCTTTTGGAGAATATTTCATCAATTTCAGAATCTTGTTTACCTTGAGCTCTTAACTCTTCTCTCTCTAGATAATTTGGGTTAATTATTGGAGCACTCCATCTATCCTGCCCATATCCACCACCATACGACATTACTTCTGGAGAATATGAGGCTTCGGGACTTGATACACTTTCACTTATTTGAAATTCAATTCCCTTCTGCATTTGTTCAAATCTAGTTCCGATATTTTCTATTCCAGTCCAACCCCAATCTTTAAGATACTTCAAGTTCTCCATGCTAGAATCTGGATACCTTTCATCGGCTTCAGACATTAAGGCTGGAATGCCTCGTGTTAGATCATAACCAAATTCGACAGTTTCGTAAGCTAATTTTTTTACGGGATTAGCCCAAGTGGTGCTGTCTGCCAAAGGTGTTATAGGGTTAACCCAGTCAAATGATGGTGGCTGGTCTTCAGCGGAAACAGATAAACCTCCAGGACCAATTACTTTAGAATCTTCTTCTTCTTCTTTATCTTCTTCTAGAAATGGCGATTGCCCTGATATTGGAAAAGGGTCCCTGAAATCAAATTTTTCTGCCACACTATAACCCCTTTGCTTCTATAAATGCTGACATGAAAGCTAAATATTTTTGAGAGTCCACCTCTTCCCAAGGGGTGTTGTATAAGTTTTCCCATTGTTGAGCTGCTTCATTATTTAAAGCGTTATAGTCGATCAGGCGATTAGATTGTAATCTGTTTTGTAAAAACAATTCAATTTGTTCTCTTGGAGTATCAAGTCTATGGGGTGTTCCTAATATAAAATAGAAAGGTTGCCTTCCATCTGATATATCATATATCTCTCTTGAACTTGAATAAAGATTATTAACTTCTGCCCAAAGTCCTTCTGGATCAGCATATTTTGAGACCCAAGCATCTTGTAAACCACCTTGACTAGCACCTTCTTTATACTCAAAAAGATCACCACCCATTTTTGTAGCATCTGGAATTATGTTTATATATTGTGAACCTAGTCCTGGGTCAGCAAAATAAATACTTTCAAGAAAAGCTGACTCTTTATCTTTTTCAAGCACTGTATCTAGCCTTGATTTTTCAGCTCGACTCCAAACATCCCCAATATATCTTTCTCCTTCTTTTTTGAGGTTTGTGTATGTTTTAACTAAAGATTCTGAATATCTTGGATCAACATCTTCTGCCCTAACCATTCCTTTTGTAGCATTTTTAAATGTTTCTAAAGCATCAGGGTTATTTACTAAAAACATTGCAAAATCTTTTTCAGCAGAAACTCTATCAACTACATCGGCTATAGATACTGATCCTGCGTCATTTCCTTCAGTGTCTTGTGTTATATTTTTTTGAGCTCTTACATTGTCTGGTAAATATGATGTTAGAGTTTCCTCTACCCCATTAAAATCAACAACAAAATCGCCTTGAATTAACATATTAGCACTGTCTGCTACAGGGTTGTAACCAGAGAAAGAAACATTTTTAATAGTTCCTTCCCTACCATCACTGGCAATAAAATTTTTACCCTCAAAAACTTTAAGCCTTTCACTAAATATTGTTGTTAAAACATCTGAATGATCGTTTGCTATTGTTTCAAAATCTCCGTTTTCTAAATATGGGGCTATTCTTTCCCATCCTTGCCAATATTCTTCACTTACAAATTTTGTAAAATCTAAAGCTTCATTATCTCTTAAATTTACCAGGGTTTCTTCTAGCATACTTGCTGCCACTGTTGGATTAATAGTGTCATTAGATAATAAATTAGATACATTTACTATTTTTCTTAAGGATTCTTGGTCTTTTACATTATTTAGCTTCAATAACTCTACATCCAGGTTAGTATTTGTTATGTTAAGGTTCAGTTCAGAGGTTTTTAAATCGATTCTAGACTTCTCAGTCCTATTTATCATTTCCTGTACTGAAAATGGAATGTCTTTATCGGCAACATTTGTGTAGTCTCCTGGTGTTGCATCCATTAGTAATCGTTCACGCTCCGCTGTTGCTGCTAAACTTTCATAATAACTTGCTCGACTCTCACCTTCTTTTTCTCTTAATGTAATTAATCTTTCGTTTTGCTCAAATTCTCTTCTTTTTCTCTCTTCATCAGCAAAAGCTAAATAATAACTAAAACCATCTTTAAATCCTCCTGAAAAGCTCATTAATCAAATATCTTCTTAAGAAGATACCCTCCTGCTATAGCTAAAAGTATGGTTGGACCTGCGGCTGCAATTTTTGCTCCCAGGGTTGCTTCTGCTGTACCAACAGCTGCGGTTGCAGCTTTTTCAGCTGCTATTGCTTCTTTTACCCCCGTTCCAGAAGCAAGGTCCATAGCCATTGTCGCTTCACCTGCTTTTGCTACTGCTGCTTTAGCTGCTGCATCGGCAGAAGCATATTGAGATGCAACATGAGCACCACCAATACCTCCAGCAGTTCCTACAACATTCATTTCGGCTGCCCTTCGTTGTTCTTTTAATTGTCTGTTAAGACTTTCTCTTTGAGTCTCTAATTCAGCAGCCCTAGTAAGACCAGACAAAGCCTGCTCTTTTTGTCTTCTACCTACTGCTAATAAACCGCCTAAACCACTAGCCACCTATTGTACTCCTTTGTGTCATAGCACTTCCTAAACCACCTGAAATAATTTGATTTCTTCTTTCAACTGATCTCATTCGTGCAAAGTTTTTTGCTGCCACTAAAGCTGAAGTTTGAGATCTTTGATAATCTGCTTGCCCTTGTGGGTTTAAAGACAAACCATAACCAGCCTGCCTTCTTGTTTCTTGACCCCTAACATTAGCGTATTGCTTTGCAACCGCTTCTTGAGCTCTACCAATTTCTTCTTGCTGTAAACCTTCAAAGCCCTCAGTCATTTGATAGATAAGGTCTTGTTCTACTGGAAAAAACCTATTTAAATAATCTTGAAATTCTGCTTCATATAAATCAGCTAAAGTTTCTTGAGCAGCTTGGTCTCCTTGTCTAAAAGGGTTTACATAATTGTATCCTGGGTTTGGAGTTTGCCCACCGTAGCCTGGCTCTCCACCAAAGCCAAAACCTGGATTTGGCATTGAATAAACACCAGAACCATATCCTGGGCTTTGTTGATAGCCTGGTAATGGTAAACCTGTTTTACCACCTGGTCCTAAAATGTCTTGAAAAAAAGCCATTAAGTATTATTTCCTCCCCCAAAATTAGAATTTGGGTTTTGTGAAAGATAATATCCAAAGCCAAGACCTGCTCCAGTTCCGGCTGCTCCTAAGTTTGATGTATATCTACCTAAAGACTGTTGAGCTATTGACCTTCCTCTTTCTTGGGCTAGTGCTCCAACATCACCTAAACCTGACATTGCTTTTCCTGCTTGACCTTGACCCATTGCTATTATATTTTGCATACCCTGATAATATCTATCTAATTGACCAGATAAAGCTTCAGCAGAGCCTCTTCCCATTCCTTGTGCTTGTGCTTCCTGGAATTGTGCTGCTCTGGCTTGGTATTGTCCGCTAGTAGGGTCCATACCTTGAGCAAAAGCTTGGGCTTGTAATTGCCTCCTTCCTGCTTGAAATTCTGGCTGTTGTAAAGCACTAACAAAACCTTCAACTTCTTTAAATGCTGCTGGACTTTTCATAGCAAAAACATCAGACATATATTGATTTTCTAAAGGAACATAATATTGTTGATAAAGATTAAATCTTTGTGCAGCAATAGACGCTAATTTTTTCTGTGCTGCTGTATCTTTAATTGTTGCTGAACCGCCACCGAATGACATTATATTTCTTTCTCCGTTAAGTAAAGTTTTGTTTTATAACCTTTAGAAGATAATGCTTTTGCTAAATTTTCCCAAGGGGTCCAAAATTCTACTTTGTTACAACCTCTCTGTTTCGCCATGTTTTCTATATAGTTCATGTATTTATCTGCTGCATTACCTCTTTTATCATACGCTAACCAAATTAATAAAGACTTAGTATTATTAAAAATACTTAGTTTTTCTTGTAAAATAATAAAACTTTTACAAGGATTTTCTTCTTTAGATACATATAATTCAGCCACATTGTTTATTAAAGCTGTATAAATATCTTCTGGTCTCCAGTCTGGTTCTGATTCATTTTTAATCTCCCAGACTCCTGGAGCTATTAAATCCCAAAAATCTCTAACATCAACTTGTGTTAACATTTTCTTGTAAGATATCACTTTTTATCATTTGTATCAAAGGGTTGGGGCTGTTGGATAAACCACATTTTCAAGTAAATCTCCCTCATTGTAAGAAGCAGGTAAATCCCTTAAATTTTGCCTATAAGTTTGCCATTCAGTTTTTTTAGAATTTGAAAGACCACAATCTGGTAATTGGGTCCAGTCGGACTCTTGAAGTAAAAAATTTCTTTTTCTTCTTAACGCAGGAAACAAGCTTGGAACAAAGGTAATAGCTGATCCGCTAACAATTTTATATTTTTTCTGGTCATAATTTCCTTCAACTATTCCTTCGTCATTATTAATAGCTATATCAGAAAGGCTATCAACTGGGCTCGAACCAGTCCCGCATATTAATCCAGTGCTTTTTTTATATATTGTGTATAACATTATTGTGTATTATCTATTGTTACATACATTGATTGGTATGTTGAGTTATGAGTTCCTCCAACCCAATTAATTCTCCAGTAAACTTGGGACTGTCCTGAAGTCATTCCTGTTAATGTCCCATCCCAAATAAATACATATGTTCTATATGTTCCAGCATCTGATTCCACAACTGGAGTAAGTGATGTCCATGAAGAATTATCAAAAGAATATTGAATTGTTCCATCTCTTGTATCTCCTAATACAGCAGAATAAACAACTCTATACTGAGACCCATTCCTAACATTACTAATAGTTATTGGTAAAAAAGTTGTTTCAGTATTATTTACTTGATCCCCTGGATAAGACCCATCAAATTGAATAGCTTTTCCAAAAACGCTTAATGGTACTGCTGTTCCTGTATGTGAATATATTTTAGAGCTTACATCAGCAAAAAATTTAACATTTAAAGTGTCAACATTAACTCTAGCAGAGTCTAGTTGTCCTGTTGTTATTTTTGCAGCACTAAAGTTTGCTAACTGATCGTCACCAACACCGCCATCTCTAATTATTAAATTTCCACTACCATCAGTATCTAAGGTTACTCCATCAACAGTGATTGAATCTGCTGATAATTGACCAGTTAAAACAGTATCTAATTCAGCAAATGTTCCAGAAAGCTTATCAACACTAAGGCTCCCAATTTTTGCACTTGCTATTGAGCCATTTTGTATGTAACCATCTTTAATATAGACTCCAGCAGGGACGGTTTCTCCATTTAATGTTGTTGAAGAAGTTCTAACAATAAAAGGTGTATAAACATTTCCACTGCCACCATCAGAATTTTCACCAGCAGCAACGCTTGATCTAATAGCTAATTGATCTGCTACAAAAACTATATTAGTTGAAGATGTATTATTTTGAAGGCTTCCACTACTATCAGCCATAATATACATACCTGCGATTGCTCCGTTTGCATCTACAGATATTCCATAACCAGCTTGAGCAGAAGTGCCATTTGCCACCGCATTAGAAACTGTTGTTATAGAAGAAGTATTTCCATTTACTGTGGCTGTTAAAGCATTTATTGCTGTAGTTCTTGCAGATGTTTCTGTTGATATTGCTGTAGCATTCGTGCTAATGCTTGCTGTGTTGCTGTTTACTGTTGTTGTTAAAGATGAAACATCTGATACAAGTTGAGCATCTCTTGAAGCTACCCATGCATTATTTGCTGCGTTCCTTAAATAGATTTGTCCATCATCTGTATCAATCCATATGTCATCTATTTTTATAGCACCGCCACCACTTCTTGTAGTTGGTGCGGTAGCACTTCTAATAACTTCCATTCCATCGGATATCAAGCCTGTTATGGTTGTATAGCCCGGTAATCCTGATAAATCTTCGCCTAATGAAGTCATCAAAGCACCAACATCTTGGGAGGTTGTTGAATTTACAGGAGTATCATTATGAAACGCTCCAGAAATATCATTTTGGTTTACATGGCGAATCCAATAATATTTTGTTGCTGCATTACCAACTTGATGACTAAAAACAGAAGATGTGGTTTGAGCTAAAAATGTTCTTGAGGCGAAGGAATTACTGTTACTGACATATACTTCTGTATGTGAATGTCCAGCATATGTTGGGTAATCCCAAGAAACTAAAATGTTTTGGAAAGCTCCTGAAGCTGTTACTCCTGTTGGTGTTGAAGGAGTATCAACTCCATCTATATTACTTTCATCTCCTATTACAAAGCTGGACCCAGATCCAGTCATATTAAAATTTTGTTTAGCTATTCCTGTATCAACAAGGTCTTTAAAAGTTACAGCCCTATCTAATGTATTTCCTTTTTCACCTTTAAGCTGTTGTAATGCATCTTGAATAGATTGTCCGAATCTTTTTCCTTCCTGGCTCCAATCTCTGGGAATTGGGAAAGTCCCTCTAGCTTTTGGATTTTTCTTTTTTCCTTTTAGGATGTCATTTGCCACTAGACTATCTCCTGTGGACTTTCATAAACACAAACTTCGTTTATTGTATCTGTTCCCTCCAACTGTATTTCAAATACTTTGGCTCTATACCCTCCTGGTAGTCTAAAAGGATTAGAGTTGGTTACAGTTTTAGTGTGCTTTAAAGTTCCATCAGCGTAAAGTTTAAAAGTTAAAGAAGAATAAGATTCAGCGTCAACTTTAGCAACTCCTGGGGAAAGAGGTCTGTTACTATAAAACTCTTTTGATTTCCAAACATATGATCTTCTAGTAGCTCCTCTAGCAAATTTCTTTAAAAGACCATCAATAACCAAATATAATTCATCATTCTCCCTGTCGTTATATCCAGCAGTAGCATAAAAATCTATATTTACAAAAGCATTCTTACCTCCTCTTGGGTCAAATATAAAGCCTTTTTTTGTGCCATTATTTGAACCATCCCAAGTAAACGCTATATATTTTCCCTCATATTCATATGCCTCAACATTTGTTGGGTAATAATTTGTTTGCCATTGATCTCTAGTAAGTATCTGTTCTGTAATAAGCTGTATCCCTGAATTAGTAGCTAAAACAAGACCATCTGGTGAAGAATAGATTGCATACTCTCCCATATCAACTAAAGATCTTTTATTTACGCATGGTAAATTTGCATCTATTTCTACCATAGCCATAGCACTAGGGTCTGTTCCTGAAGCTAATAAAGGTTTGCCTTTTGTTGTTATTAATAAGCCAGAAGCAATAGATGCTATTGCAACAATATCATCTTTTGTTGTTAATTGATTTGCTAATGGATATGAGTGTGGCAGATATGACTCACTAAAAAGTAAAGTGTTGCCTGAGAATCCAGCAGTTATACCATTAGGCATTGCAGTAATACCTAACATTGGTCCATCTGGATGATCTGCTGAAGTGTCATCTGGTGGTGCTAAATTATCTGAAGACTCTATTTCTTCCCCAAGCAAATCATCTGTAACCGCTTCTGTGGTTGTGCCGGAAGAAGTTCCAGCCAAATCTTTAACAAATCTAAAAACACCATTTACATCTGTTCTATATATTCTTCTTTTTGCTATTGTATAGTTTCCAGATGTTGCTGCTGGCATACTTAAGGTAACAGTAGAACCATTAGCTGCATCTACAATTTCTGAAGATGTTACTACTGAAGGAGGTCCTTCTTCTCCAAAAGTGGTTATTTCTGTATAAATATAAGCTCTTGAACTTGTTGTTGCTCCATCTTCAGCGGTGGCATTATTTACACTAGGAGCAGAAGTAAATGCTGGTGGGGTTGGTAGTCCTAATCTATAACTTGCTGCTGGGAATGGACCTGATCCAGATATTCCTACTGAGGTTGATGTATATTTTGGATAAGTTCCAGACCCTGTAAAATAAAATCTACCTTGAGTGTCTTCTTTAATTGGGCTTCTAATAACATCTACATCTTCAGTAAAAGTAAACCAGGATGTTGAAGAAGCTTTAAATATTGATTTAGTGCTTGAAGATATATGTGATGCAGGATGTGTATTACCTGCTTCAGAATCATCATTAGTATCGATTGGTATCCCTTCTATTCTACCAGCATCTAATAAAACATTCTGAGCATTTTGAGACATATCTTCAGGCAATAGTCGAGGGGAGATTTTTGTGCTTAACCCAGTAAATGTTGTAAGTTTAAATCCTGCCATTTTATTCTTCAGTTGGAGTAAATAGTCCTAACTCTATTAACTTTTTCCTATTAACCATATGTTCTTCTTCGATGTCTTTTTTAGATTGTCCAAAATAAGCAACTGCTAAATGCTTGTCTATCATGGTTTGATTTATATCAGTGCCATCCACAACAACAGTTGCTATAACTCTACCAAACTTGCCTTTAGAATCTTTAAGCTTTGTTTTTAAAACAACTTCATTACCTTCGTCTATACAAGCTTTTAAAAAACCAGCTGCGAGCTTGCCTCTTGCCTTTTCGTCTAAATTTCTTGTTCTAGATTCAGGTGTATCAATACCAAATAAACGAACTCTAGACTTGTAAAGTATTGAAAAGCCAAGATCAATTACACAGTCAACAGTGTCTCCATCAACCACTCTTGTAACTTCACATTTATATTCATACATGAGATTATTTTTTGGATTTTTTCCAACCTCTCTTCATAGCTGCATACGCTTTTTTAGAGACAGTTGATTTACTTTTTGGTCTGCTTGTTCCAGCTTTTCTTCTTTTATTAATATTTCTAACTAATGACATTCTATCTCCTTACCATTTTTTGCAAGACCAATATCTTGCTGTTAGTTTACTTGGAGGGCTAGTATCACACTTGTGTCTTGCCCTAAAACTTTTCCGCCTTGCCGGTTGGTTTTTTTTAATTTTCATATTAGGGTCACCAAAACGAATTAATTTTATTTTATCCTTTACCTTAGCCACTACAGCAAATTTTTTACTTTTTCCTGGAGTTCTTTTAGGTTTGTTATAACCACTAAATTTTTCGCCTCTATATTCAATCATTTCTTTTTCTTGACTAAATCTTTATGCACCATTGTGTAAGCTTCATTCTTTGGTGTAGTTTTATCATCAGCTACATATCTGCCGTTTTCATCACGACTTCTAACCTTAACCCAACCAAAGAAGTTGCCAACTTTTTCCCAAAAACTCATTTGTCCTCCTTTGTATGTGAGGCTCCAAAATAAAAAGATATCACAGCACTAGCTAAACCACCTAAATATCCTAAAACTAAATTTATTAGTGCTTCTGAATTTTGTTCAGGCGGTTGTAAAGTAACCAGAAAGATATAACCCATAAAGCCACCAATAGTTATAAAACCAAGAAATCTAGATGTCCAGTCACCACTAAATTTTGATCTAGCGTCTTGTACATCTTCTGTTTCGAGTTTAAAGATATCAACATCTAACTCTTTCATCTGCACCTCAAATTCTTGCTCTGCTTTTTTAAGCTGCATCATCTGTTCTGGTGTTGCTTCAGCAACAGCCTTTTCTATAGCTTTAGGGTTGTTAGGGCAACCTAAAACTTCACATATAACATTACTAGCCATACCCCCTAAAGGTCCGCCTAATGCTGTTCCGAGTGTTGGTGCTACAGCACCGACAATATTTTTTAATAAATTTTTCATATAAATCCTTACACTGTATATATATTTAAGGGTTTACTTACGCCCTTAACTTTTATTGGTTCTAATAATTTTAACTCAAAATCACATTTTTTTGCAGTAGATTCTGATATCAATATATTTTCCCCAACAGTTTTAGTAGAGCTTTCAAGCCTTGCTGCTTGATTTACTGGCATACCGATTGAGGTCCAATCAAAACGATCTAAACTACCAAGGTTTCCTTGAACTGCTTCACCAGAGCATATTCCCACGCCTATTTCTACACCAAGCCCTGAAGATTTCATTTTATCTTGCATTTCTATAGCACATAAAACAGCAGCTTCTTCATGTTTTTCTAAAGGTAATGGTGCATTAAAAACAAAAAATCCAGCATCGCCTATGAACTTATCAATACAACCATCGTAAAACTTTACACAATCTGATTGTATAGTAAGAACCTTATTCATTAATTTAGTTACTTCTTCTGGGGATAAAGATTCTGACATAGATGTGAAATTTCTTACATCAGTGAACATAAAGGTGCAATATTTTCTTTCTCCCCCGAGTTTCAGCAGCTCAGGATTATCTTGAAGAATTTTTACTTGTCGGGGATCTAAGTAATGTTCAAATTGTTTTTTAGTTTGTTGGCGAAGTAAATACTGTTTTCTGAAGTTTATATAGTAAGCAACGCTAGCAGTAATAAATTCTGACGCTAAAGTGTAGCTAAAATCCAGTAAAATGCCTTTATTTATAATATAAAAGCCTGTAAAGCCCGTAGAGCCCATTATAATTATAACCATGCCTAAACCCTTCCTAGTGCCCATAAAATTGATTACAAGCCAAATAAGAGAGACAAAAATTAAGAAAATTAAAATTTCAGCAGCTAATGCCCAATCTGGAATATATGGTGAGTCTGGAATTAGAATTGACTCAGATAATGCTGCTTGAATTTTGTGTGGCTCCAATAATCCTGCTGGAGTTGCAATTTGTGGCATAACTCCTGGAGCAGTAATTCCAACAAATACAAACTTACCTTCAACATCCATTTCTTCTAATGTGGTTTCTGGAGTCTTAACCCAACTAATCCATTTTCTTCCGTAAGAGTCTGTTTTAATTGCCGGCAAACCTTTAACTCTAATTTCCTCTATTCCAAGATCATTGGTTTTTATTACATAGGTATCTGCTCCAACTAAAGCTTTTAAGACCTCAGTACCAAAAGATGGTACATAGCCTTCAGGGGTTCTTAATAAGAGAGGTATTTTGCGAACCAAATTATCAACATCGGTAGGTGCAGTTGCAATACCCTCTTGTGCATAATATCTAAGGTTAGGAGTATTTTGAACTACACCTTTAGATAACATACCACCATTATTGTCCCCAAGTATCACTGTTCCAACAGTTTCTGGGTATATTTGATTTGGGGATTCAAACATTGCTAAAATTGATGTACTTTGTTTAAGAGACTCTCCAAATACTTGGTCCCCTCCCATCCTATCAGGATGTGGAAATGAAATTACCCAACCAACACCAATAGCACCATTTCTTATAAGCTCTCTTTGAATCTCTGCTAATCGAGCTCTTGGAATAGGATATCCCCCCTCATTGTCTATATCTTTTTCTGTTATGTTTAATATAGTAAAGTAGCCTGATGGTTCTTTTTCAGGAACCAAATAATCAAAAGTTTTTAATTTTAGTATTTCTGTAGGAGTGCTTTGAAAAACTAATGGTAAGCCGAGAACTATAAGTAATATTAATAGTATTTTATTCATTAATCACTTTGGGTTATTTTAATAATGCTCCCCGAACCTCCATTTATTTTTACAGTTCTAGAAATTCCATCTTGAATAAAAATAACTGTAAAACTGCTAGAAGAGTCTATATCAACTCTTGCTGACTCTGCAACACTACGCATAAGAGTAAGCGTTTGTCCGGTTAAAAATGTAGTTATTTGTGTGTCTGGGTCCTGTCCAAAATTAGTTCCAGTTATGTTTACAGAATTTATATTTTGTGCGAGCTCATCTTCTTCTTCAGCAACATTAAGAGCATCTATAACATCTAGTAAATCTTCTAAAAAATTTACATCTAAATAATTAATATCAAGTTCATTAAACTCTAAGTCATCTTTAGCAAGATAATCTATATCTAAGTCTTCAAACTCTAAATAATCAACATCCAAGATATTAGTATTGGTTGTTTTAGAAGATTCATCATTATTAAGTTCTTGTTCTTTAGGTGGATTAACTATCAACATATTGTCAATTTGACTAAGATCTAAATCCAGAATTACAGGTTTTGCTGGTTCGTTTTCAAATACTGATACTGTGGTTGCTTGGTATGGTTTATTAAGAGTGACTGATCCTGCTGCGGTTGTAACAATAATTTCCCCACTCGAAACACCATGAATATCAGGCAATAAAATAATGAGAGAACGCCCCAGCTCATCCACTGTACAAGTAAAATCTGTGCCTCTAATAGCAATATTAGCAGTTGGGGTCGATAGTTTAATATTATTTTTATCAATTTTATTTAAGTTTCCTGTTACAAATCTGACCGTGCCTAAGGCAAAAGTTATAGCCATTTTAGAATTAGAAGGATTACTATCGTATATATATTCATCTATAGTTAATTTTGAATGAGGAGTAAGCCTCACTATAGAGTCATCTAAAAAAGTAATTGCCATTCTGCCGTTAGCTGTAACGGCTTGGTCATCTTGTTTTATATCAAATTTTAGTTCTGCGGTGTAAGGTTGATCCCTTACAATTTGAGCAGAACCATTAAGTTCAGATATGTTTCCTACATCAACAACTGACTGAGAGTCCGCTGTCATCTTGTTGAATGCAGATGACACCATCAGAACCAGTGCTAAGTATTGTAAGCCAGTCGCTTGCCAGTGTTGATGACTGGAAAATTTCAAATGTCCTATCATTGCCCGTTTGGTCTAAATAAAAATATCCATTTGCGTACCCAGTTCCTTCAAAATTAATAGTATTATCATTACCATCAACATCAACAAAATTAGTTCCACCATCATAGTTTACTGAAAAATCGAAATTATTCCCATCCCCATTGACAGTCCAGTCCATATCGAGATTGTCTGATAGTGCTGTTGTTCCTGTTTCTAAGCTAAAAGTGTTGCTATTTCCAACAACTGAAACATCATAGTTGGAACCACTTATTCCATAAGTGTTATCAGGGTCTGCTTGTATTGTAAAAGCATTGTTATCCCCATCAAATTCAAAGGTTGCTGTAATATTGTCACCATAAATATCGCCTAAAAAGCTATTGCCATCACCTATTTGTTTTAATATTAAATTTAGGCTTCCACCATCAAGATCAAATGGCGTTAAGTTTCCTGATGTGGAATCTAGCCCTCCAATCATATTTCCGCTTCCTAGCTGGACTAAATCAATATTTGCGGTAGCTCCTGACTGGGAAACATATATCTCATTATCATCCCCGTATATCAATGCACTCAGCATCATCACAAGGCTTATCAATTTTAATCTCATTATACTCATCTATGCTCCAATAACCTTTTTTATTTCCTTCTTTTATTGTTTGTAATACCGCAGTTTCTACAGCTGTTTGTAAGGCAATATTAATAGATTCATTTCTTACTAAACCTGCTTCTATCTCTACTAATTCTGTTGAATCTGATACAAATCTAAAAACATCAGTATCTAGTGAAGCACTTAATATGGTTTTAGTTACAAGAACTTCCATTAAAATAGTGCCAGTGCTTACAGAAACAGTTCTTAATGAAACAGTTACTGTATCTCTGCGGAATTGACGGCTGGCTCCAATGCCTAGATATCGACTTCCGGCACCTCCACTTTCAATATTACTCTCATAAGATATCACACCACCTTCCATTATCAAGCCAGCAAACATTAAACTTGGCAATTTATTTTCTTCCCCGAACTCTTGGCGGGTACTACGAATAATTTGGCGTTCTTTTGTAACATTGTCGAGCCCTACTCTTTCAACAACTTCAAAAACACCACCATTATTTTCGCCAGCGTGCTTTAGTGCTCTTATTAAATAAGCATGAGGAGCTTGTGTTACTGCTGTACTAAAAGTTGCATAAGAACTATTACTTCTTCTTTGTCCTGTCTGGTCTGTAAAAGAAAGAGGGTATATTGCTACTACTGGCTTTTGAAGGCTTGTTAAATTAACATTAGCAAGTTCAGGCACTAATAATGTGTCTATCGTAGCATTTTCTATTCTTTCTATTGGGGGTAGGTTATTCTCTATTGGGTCAAATAATAATGCACAACCTGTAAGATTAAAAAGTAAAGCTACCCACAGGAATTTGTATGGTAGTTTCATTGCCCTCCACATCTGTAATGGTTAAAGTTATGACTCCATCAACAACACTATATTCAATAGTATTTCCCTCTAATTCTAATATTCCGTTATCACTAGGAGTTTCACCAAAAAGATTTTCAACTAATTGCCTAGATAATTGTGCATACACCCTAGACTCTAAATTACGCAAAAATCTAGCTAAGGTAGTGTTCTCTGCATCTCTTTCTAATTCTTCTTGTAGGGCTTTTATTTCTTCTTTTATTGTCATTTTACGCATATGCTCCTGGTTCTCAATGGTTAAATAATGAGCTGAGGTGCCTATTCCGCTAAAAGACGGGGATTTAAATTTATGGACCATTTCATCAGATGATACTGATAAACATATTATTAATACTAAACTAATCTTTCCTTTGGTCATCTCTATCTGCCTTTGCTATTTTCTCTATATCAATTAAATTAGGGACTCCTAATAATGTTTTTAACAGAACATCTTGTCTAATCGTTTGATTATCTAAGGCTCTTACCCTATCAATTAAAGATACAATAATCCCATACTGAGTATCAAGTTTTGTTGAAACTCTTTCCTCCATAGTATCTAAACTTGTTTTAACTTTTTCATCTAGGGTGTCTAATTTTTGTTCCATTCCATTAATAATTTTCATTATTAATTTCCAAACAAATATTCCTAGACCAAAAGCCGCTGCTATTGGGAAGCCCAACTCCGTTATTATTGAGACTGCTTGCTCCATTTAGAAATGTGTTATTTATTCTTTATAATTAAAGGCTAGCACTTACGCTTGTAGGTGATTTTATTCCTGCAATTTGAGCATCTAAAGCTGATTTCATACTAGCCACCTCTGTAGAACCTAATGTAGCTTCTACCCAGGCTTGAGTTTTAGCCTCATCTACACTTCCATAAGCTACCCAACTAGATAGATCAGAAGTGTCCAGACTGCAAGCACCATAAGTTTCGGCTGTATAATTAACACCGTTTTCATCTTTATCTGAATCAGTTGCCAATAATCTCCAATGAACAGTATGAACGACTTTTGTTTTACTATTATGAGTTGGATAGTATTCGTGTTGTTTTGTATTCCATGTATAACTTATTGCCATAATTAAAAATTATACTCTATTTATTGTGCTTTATAAATTAAATCTTCCAATTTTGAAATTTTTTTTATTAATTCTGCTGCACCATCAAGATCTAATAATCCTTTGGGTGGGTGTGAATCTTTTTTAAGACTTTCTACATCTAATTTAAGCTTATTTATTTCTTCTTCTAAATTCACTTTTCTGGTTCTACTATAATTTTACCTTCACTATTAGTTAAATCAGATTCATATATTTCTTTATCTTGTCTTTCTCCCACAACCATCCAAGAAACTTTAGCAGTTGATTTTTCATTTTGAGAGTAAACAGTTAAAATATTGTTTTGTATTTTACCTTTAACATTATCCCAATCTGATTCATTAGTAGTAAATACTCTAAAATCTCTATTAAGAGCAACTATTGTTCCTTCTGTCATTCCAAACCATTCATCTAAATTAATTTCTGCTTTACCTTCTTTAAGTTCGATTTCACCAGTATATAGGTTATCAGCTTGTGGGCTTTCAACAAATGAATGAACTAGAGAATGTGTTTTTGGTTTTAGTGGGTGGTCTATTTTAAATGATCCTGATAATTTAGATATGGTTGCACAAGATACGGTCCCTGTTGACGAAATATCACCAATAACAGTTAATTCTTTATTAGGTGAGGTAGTTCCGATCCCCACATTTCCTGCATTATCTATCCTCATTTTTTCTGATACTAGACCTGAACCATCTGTCGTAGTTCCAAATATTAATCTACTTGGAGCATCTCCGTCTGCTACTGCGGCACCATCAGCTTGATAGCCGATAAAAGCCATTTCTTCAAAGTCAGAACCATCAAAGCCATTCATTCTTATAATTCCACCTTGTCCATTAGGTAAAGCAGAGCTTGTTGATGAATTGTCTCTTGCTCTTAGTTCTAGTAAATTAGCAGTACCATCTCTTTGACCTTCTATAATTACTGAGCCATTAGGTGAAGCAGGATTGCTAGTGTCTTTAATATGTAGTTTTTGTGCAGGTGAAGAAGTGCCTATTCCAACATTACCATTTTCTCCATTAACAAAGAACAAATCATTACTAGTGCTATTATGTTTACCTATAACAAAGTCTGCACCTGAACTATTATTATCATTTGAATCTAAATCAATATAAACCGCTCCATAAGAGGTAATCATAAGATCATCTGCTGAACTATTGCTTTGATTTCTTGAGAAGATGCCATGATGTTGATTAGCATCACCATAAAAAGTAATTCCACCAGCTCTAGGTATGTGAACATAGTTTGCTGCTGTAGCACTAGTATTTTTTAAACTAACTGTTCCATTTACATCAAGTGTGTCTGATGGTGAAATATCATTAATACCAACTTGTCCACTAGCATTTTGTACTAATACAATTCTTGAACTTGCAGCTACATGACCTGTTGGGGCAGATGAACCTGTCTTATCTCCGTAAGGTGTAAGTGTTCCATCTGAGATTCCGCCTTGTGCTACTAATTCTGAATAAGTGCCTGTTTGAACATATATGTCTGCTGTGCAACTTCCAGTATCAACATGACCTGCACCATTAATAGCATCTTCATCAGCATAAAAATTGTAATACATTAGGTCAATATTATTGTCGTTATTTATTTGACCAACTATAGTAGCCATAGCCCCTAATACCCCATCTGAGTAACCCTGACTTCTACCATATACATTTATATAGAATCTTGTGCCGTGTGAACCTGAAACTGATGCTATTTTTGTGTAATTACTAGCATTTCCTGAATTGTTTTGCGCTCTCCAAGAGTACATCTTACCCTCGCCATCATAAGATATACCACCTTTTGAAACTTTAACATTACCTTGAGTATCAATGGTCATTTTTTCTGTTAAAGCTGAACCATCATAAGTATCAAAAGCCATAGAATAAGAACCTGCATTTCTAATTTGCATATCTCCTGAGTTCCATCTAACAAATGCACTTGAACCACTTATATTTATGCCATCAGAAGCAGATGTTATATGTAATGCATATGAAGGTGAGGTTGTGCCGATTCCTAAACGACCTTCATTAGTCAGTCTCATTTTTTCTGTAAAGGTTGAGCCAAAAGTATTTCCACTTCCGTCAGTATGAGTATAAAAAGCTAAAGCCCCTTCCCAACTTGATGTCTCTCTTAATCCATAAATTCCTGCTGTATATACATCAACATTTTGGAAAGTAATACCACCACCTCTACCTGCAGTATAATCACTTGGGTTACTGCTAATCCATAAACCTGCATCAAAACCTAAAGCTGCGTTTGCTTTTGCTACATGAAGTGACGAGCTTGGCGAGGAAGTGCCGATTCCCACATCTCCTGAAGAATCTAATGTTATTTTATCGCTATAAGAAGAACCTGAATCTGTAAATTGTGTAATTCTAAAAGAGTCATCAGAAGTAACAGAATATAAACCCCAACCATCACTTGTATCACCTTCAATAATCATTATGCCTGTATTTCCACCAGCAGGGCTTTTAACTGTTAGTGCAGCATTACCTGATTGAGAGCTTTTCCCAACCATAAAATTACCTGAAGAATCTATCCTTGCTCTTTCAGAATTATTGGTAGCAAAAATCATATCTGAATCTTCAGCGTTATAGACTAAAACATCACCTGTAGTATCTCCTGCAATACCTACATAAAACTTATCTGTATTATGGTCATTAGCAAAAGCCATATTTGCCCCTACTCCTGAACCTGAACCATGTATGTCAAGTAAAGTATTACCACCTGTCAAGCTACTTGTTCCGATTCCTACATTACCACCATTAAAGTAACTATCACCTGCTGTAGCTATTTGTACTGTTTGTGTAGCTGAAGAATTTTTAAGAAATAGTGATAAACCTGTTGAACCTGATTGATAGAACCCACCCCCATCAGTACCATCGTTATAATCTAAATTTACTAAATAACTACCTGAAGAACCACTTACTATATTTAACTTACCTGTTGGACTTGTAGTTCCGATACCAAGACCTGTAGAAGATAGCCTCATTTTCTCAGAACTATTAATTCCAAAAATTAAAGCACTACTACTTTGTCTTGTTAATAAATAACCGTCTGCATCTACTTGGACCAATTCTGTTGCACCTGTTGTACCATCTGTATCTTCTAGTCTTAAAGTAGCAGGACCCGCTCTACTTATTTCTAAACCAGAACCTGCTGAAAAACTGGGACTTGTAGTCCCGATCCCCACATCACCATCACGAGCTATACGCATTGATTCATTAAAATCGCCTGAACCGTCAGTCCCTTGAGTATAAAATGCTAATCCTACAAAATCAGTATCAGTATTTTCGGCAACAGCACTTATCATGGCACGCCTTCTACTACCACCTAACCAAGTTATACCCCCGTAAGTTTGACCGTTTGTACCCCCATGACCGTAAAGCAAAATACTATCTTGACCTGTTGGTGATTCGTCTGCTGTTCCATCACCATCTGAAGTGGTAGATGTATTATGTATATGTAATTTAGCTGTTGGTGAAGAAGTGCCGATTCCGACATTTTGACTATTATTAATTCTGATTGCTTCTGTATTATTAGTGCCAATCATTAAATTATGGCTTGATGTTGTTCCTACAAATGCATTTGAATCTTGTGCATAAAATTTTAAACTAGCATTATTAGTTGTGTCTTTAAGTTGAATAAATGGGGTACTTGCGTGTTCTATTACTAAACCACTTTGATCTATTTGTACTTCTCCTGAAGAAGTTATCCTCATTCTTTTTGTATTGTCGGTATAGAAATCTAAATAATTACTTCTCCTATTTCCTAATTGAACACCTGAACCATTCATAGCCACAAAGAATTGTTCAGAATCAGGATCAGTATTAGCATTATAAATACCAAATTGCGAAGTTCCGTTTTCTGTAGAACTTGCTATCCTAGCATCACCAACAATATGTAATTTAGAATCGGCTGAGGTAGTGCCGATTCCCACATTACCACTTGTCAAACTTATGTTTATATTATTAGCATTAGCCCCTGCATTACCCCCAAATGAACCTACTGCATTATCAGAAGAAACATATAGACTATCATTTGAATCTCTAACTCTGATATAACCATCAGTATCAGTTGAATAAAAATCTGCTATTTGATCGTCTGCTGTTTCAACATGAAGTGGAGATCCAGGTGCTGTTGTACCAATTCCCACATCTCCTGTATCAGCTTCTATAACTATTCTTGGGGTATAAGTATCACTATTAGCATCACCATCAGCAGCCCCACTTGATATTTCAAAACCTTTGTTTGTTGAATCTTGTGCTGCTATTTTCCAATTATAATGTGATGAACCTGTTTGAAAATATAATCTAGGATCGCCATCATCAAGCAATATGTTTCCTGAGACGTGTAGTTTTTCTTCAGGTGAGTTTGTGTTAATTCCAACATTTCTATTAGTACCATCAATAAACATAGCAAGTGTGTTGCCTATGTTGAATTGTTGGTAATTAAAAGTATCTATTACTAAAGGTTTGGATTGCCAAGTTTCTAAAAGAGCTATACTACTACTTGTGTTATAAGACAAAGTGACACCTGCTTCACCTGTGTGTCCTGTACTTCTATTAGTAGCTTTTATAGAACCTGCTACTTCTAATTTAGCTAATGGTGAGCTGTCTCCGATTCCCACATCTCCTGAAGAAGCTAGCCTCATTTTCTCAGAGCTATTAATTCCAAAAATTAAAGCACTACTACTTTGTCTTGTTAATAAATAACCGTCTGCATCTACTTGTACTAATTCTGTTGCACCTGTTGTGCCATCTGTATCTTCTAGTCTTAAAGTCGCTGGACCCGCTCTACTTATTTCTAAACCAGAACCTGCTGAAAAGCTGGGGCTTGTTGTGCCGATTCCTACATCACCACCATTAAAATATGTATCGCCATCACTTTGAATTTCTACTTTTGCTGAATGACTGCCATTATAAAGTCTTATAAAT